ATTTGAAACATTTGAGAAATATATTGAAGAGTATAAGAAGATTAATGAAGAAGTTTTAAAACAATTGAAGAGTATTAAATTAAAGTAAGTATTAATTTTAAATTTTTATTATTATGAGTTTTGATCGTTCGAAGTACAAGAAACAAGTTAGTATTGATGAAGTAGATGATGATTTGAAGAAAGCTCAAGCTACAATGAAAAACCCTGCATTTAGTAATCAAGGTGGTAGAGCAAGTTTTTATTCGGTAAACAAAGAAGGGCGTTACGAATTGAGAGTTCTTCCTTCAGTAAGTGGTGGAAGACCATATATTTCGCGTAAAGTTGTAAAACTTCCTATTGAATGCCCTATTTACGACAAAGATGGAAAGGATACTGGTAAAAAAGAGGTGAGACAAAAAGATATTTTTACTTCTGATGTTCATAGTGACAGAATGGAAGGTAAAGACGCTGTAGTGATTTATCTCGATTTCGTCTATGCACTTGCGAACGATATTCAAGATTCAGATGAGAAAAAGAAATTCTTAGCACCTATAACAGGATATTTTAATAAGCAAAAACAATGGGTTTGGGGTATTATTCCAAATTTGAATTATGTTTGTTATGTTTATGTTGAAGGTGAAATTCATCGCTTTGATATACGTCCACAGTGGTGGAAGAGGATGAAGAGTATATCACTTGAGAGATCAAATGATAATGTTATCAATATCGATATTTTCTCAGATTGTGATGAAGGTTATCCTTTGATAATTAATACAACTTTGAATGAAAAGAATAAGACACAATTTGATATTTCTTGTGGATTACCTGACGCTAATAAACGTGAAAATTGGGATGATTTCTTTGAAAGAGTAAGAGTTCCTGATAGTATTTTGCAAGAACTTGAAGAATTGCCTACATTGGAAGATCAATATAAAGATGTATTTTCAAGAAAAGATTGGGATATGCAAATCGAAGGTCTTGAAAGATTTGATAAACAAAATGGATTTGAGATTTTTCAAAACGATGAGTTCTTGAATGCCCTTGAGGAGCTTGAAAAACTTGTTCCTGAAGACGATGAAGTTAAACAAGTCGAATCAATCAATCCTAAAAAAGAAGTGAGTGAACCTAAACAAAAACCAACTACACAAGAAAGATCTGCAGCACCTTCTTATCCACCGTTGATTAAGATGAAAGCTGAACTTAATGAATATATAGAATCAGAATATGAAGGTACTGAAAAACTTCCGAATCTTCCTGTTACAGAATTACGTAAGTGGTATGATATGATGAAGGAAGGAATGATGCTACCATTTGACGATTATCGTGAAAGTAATGAAAATTCTGATGAACCTGAGGAAGAGAAGCCTATAAACGAGTCTCGTGTTTCGTCAAAAACATCTCAATCTGTACAAGATAGATTAGCAGGCTTGAGAAATAGAATGAAGAAATAATATAAATAGGAGGAAGAAATTCCTCCTTTAAAAAAGTTTCTTATGAAAATAGATGTTAAAACCTGTTCATTTTTATTATTGTTTTTATTTGCAATATATTTAGCTTGGAATAATTTTCATTATAAAAAACAAATAAAAACACTTTCAAACAATGTTGAATTCTATATAGATTCTCTGAATCGCTATACTAAAATTTATTCTTCTGAAGATTTTTCTCAATTGAAGAAAGAAAACAAAGAATTGTATTCTCAATTGAGAGACAAAGAGTCTCTTGTAGAAGCAATTAAATTTGAATACAAATATAAATATGAAGGTAAAGAACATTCAATTGATAATTCTATTCAATCAGATTCATGTTATAGATTTCAAGAAAATACAGATACTATAAGTTACAATCTTGAGATATGGGCAACTCATATTCAAAAATATAAAATTAATTTTAGTCTTACTAATGAATTTCTTATAACAAGACAAAGTATAGATAATCAAAATAAGATTGAAATAAATTCTCAATTGCCTGGTAGAATTCAAGATGTGACGGTTTGGACAAAACCTACGAAAAAGAAAAGATTTGGAGCAGGTATATCAATTGGAGCTGGTTATGGTTTGATTGCAAAGAAACCTGATATATTTATTGGAATAACAGGAACTTATTTAATTTGGTAAAAATTATATTATGAAACCACTCGCAATGATTTTTACGGATATTCATTTAAAAGAATCTAATTATCAAGAAGTTGAGGAATTATTGATAAAACAAGGTATTGATATCTGTAAAACTAACAATTTAAAACAATGTTTTTGTCTTGGTGATGTTTTTGATTCAAGAATAAGTCAAAAGCAAGTTGTTTTGTCTTCTTGGGATAGAATCTTAGATCATTACGATAAAGCAGGTATAGAATTGATTTGTATTAGAGGAAATCACGATTCATCTGATTATACCAGTTCAGATTCGTTCTTAAAACCATTCAAACATCATCCTAATTTTAAACTTGTTGACGATATAGATATCATTAGAATAGGAAAGTTTTTGTTTGGTTGTATAGCTTATTATGACGAAGATATCTGGATAGAAAGATTTAATGAGCTTGTTGAATGTATTCGAGATGAAAAGAAAGCTGACGATAACCTTATTTGTTTAGGACATATTGCTATAACAGGAAGTAGAAATCTTGGACATGTAACTGAGAATAAGTTGAATTTGAAGATGTTTAAAAAATTCGACATGACATTTCAAGGCCATTTCCATGATTATCAAGAGATTAGTGAAACATTTGTTCATCTTGGTTCATTGACTCAGAATAATTTTGGTGAAGATGAAAATAAAGGATTTTGGGTTATTTACGATGATTTAACTTACGATTTGATTCCATCAGAAGGGAAGAAGTTTAGAAAAATCACTATTGATTTAAATACAACAACTCTCAAGCAAGTTGATAAGATTGTTAAAATGTTTAAAGATGAAAATCCTGACAATCTTTTGAGAGTAGAATTTAAAGGTAACCAAGATGAACTTAAATCTATCGATAAGAAAGTTTATACAGAACTTGGTATCGATGTAAAAATGAAGGTAAAAGAAATTGAGAACACATCTGAGGAATTGAAAACATCTAAAATCGAAGCTCTCACTAATTCTGATATCGTTGATAAGTTTAAGGTTTTTTGCGAACAGAATGATTATTCTTATGAAAAAGGATTGACTATTTTAAAAGAAGTATTATAATTATGGCATTAGATAAATTTTTATCAACTATTGAAAAAAGGTTGGGGCAAGGTATTGTTGTGACGAAAAAGATAGAAGTAGAAACGATTTCATCAGGATCTTTATCTTTTGATGAGGTTCTCGGAGGTGGATTTGCTAATGCTCGTATACACGAGATATATGGACCACCTTCATCAGGAAAATCTACAGCCGCATTGCATTTATGTAAAGAAGTACAAAAAAGAGGTAAAGCTGTATTTTACGTTGATACAGAACAATCTTTAGATCTTGAATATGCTAAAAAGATAGGTCTTGATTTAGATAAGGACAAATTCCTATTATCTCAACCTGACACTGCTGAAAGTGCACTTGAAGCTGTACGATTAGGATTAGAAGAGCCTGAAATAGGTATTGTTGTACTTGACTCAGTAGCAGGACTCGTTCCTCAATGTGTAATTGAAGGAGATGTTGGTGATGCTAAAATTGGATTGATTGCAAGATTAATGTCTGCACAATTGGGAATTTTCAAGAATATATGTAACAAAAACAAGAATATCCTATTGTGTATCAATCAAGTAAGACAAAAGATTAATGGAGGTTTTGGATTTGGACCTACTACTACAACTCCAGGTGGTGAAGCACTTAAATTTTATTCTACACAAAGAGTTGAATTTGCACGAATTAGTACCGATAAAAGTGGAGATATAGCAGTAGCAAATAAAACAAAGATTAAAATAGTTAAGAATAAGATAGCTCCTCCCCTTAGAACTTGTGAGGTAATGTTAAGATTTGGAGTAGGTTTTGATATAGTACAAGAAACAGTTGAACTTGCTGTAAAATTTGGTTTATGTCAAAAGAAAGGTGCTTGGTTTTATTATGGTGACGATTATCGATTAGGACAAGGAATGGATAATGTTAGAGAAGCTCTTTTGCAAGATAAAGAATTGTTTGAAGAAATTAACGAATCTGTTAAAGAAAAGATGTCATGTATCCAAGAAGATTAGTATTAAAGAATTTTTTATCATTCGAATCTCTCGAATATGATTTTGTACATAAACCTATTGCTGTAATAGGAGAAAATAGAACCCAAGACGATCAACTTTCAAATGGTACTGGTAAGACGAGTGTAGGTCAAGGTTTATTTTACGGAATTTACGGTGTAAATTTACGAGGAAATATCGATAAGAAATTGATTCGATATGGATTCGATACGGCTTACATTTGTGTTCAAATTTATTGCCCTATACGTAAACAGACTCTTTCTATAGAAAGAGAAATACGTACAAAAAGTTCGTCTACATTAAGATTATCTTTAATCGATGAAGAAGAAAAAGTTACACCAGTGACTTGTGCTACAGTTCTTGATGGAAATCGATATATAGCAAACTGGATTGAAATTTCTGCAGAAGATGCTAAATCTTATTATATTGTTACAAAAGATAACTATAATTCTTTTTTTAAAGCATCTAATACAGAAAAATTGGCTCTTATAAGTCGTTTTATCAATTTTTCAAAGATTGATAAAACGAAGGATGTTATAGTAGAAAAAATCGATAAAATAAATGATGAAAAACGTTCATTAGAAGATGAAAAATCCTTATTAACAGGTAAACTTTCCGTCTATAAAGAACAATTAGAACAAGAAAATTCTAAAGATCAAGAATCTGAAAGAAATGAACGAATTGAAGAAATCCAACAGGAAATTCAAAAAATCGATCGTAAAACTCAGGATTTACAGATTTTATTAGGTTCTCATCAAAAAGATCTTGAGGATAAGTTGAAAGAGAAGGAGAATCTTGAACAAATAAAAGAAAAGGTTGAAAAAGAATTATCATCTATTGATTTAAGTAGATTTCAAGAAGTGTACAGTGAAATCGATAAAGATTTGAATCAATATAAAGAAGATAAAAGGGTTACAGAAAAAGAAATTGATAAACATAATGATAGAATAAAAGAATTAAAATCAATTATCAATTCTATAGACAATATTTTATCAGGTGTGATCGTTTGTCCTAAATGTCATCATGAATTTCTTCTTAAATGCGATAAAAATATTGATGAATTAAAAGAAGAAAAAGATGAATGTAACAATTCTATTGAAAAAGCAAAAGAAGAGAAAGATGAATGTAATCAAATTATAATAGATTTAGATGAAGTTATAAAGGAATATAACTCTCTAAGGAAAGAAACTGAAAATGAAGAGAGTTCTATATTACAATCACAACGGTCAATTAAAAGTAAGTTGAATACTGTAATTCAATCGATTGATGCTGTTGATACACAGATTTTAAAATTGAATAAAGATTTAAAATCAGGTAAATTGGAAGTCGAGTTAGCTGATGAGGCGATAAAACATAAAGAAAAACTTATTCAAGAAATCCTAAAAGAACCATTAAAAGAAAAAGATACATCTAACATTGAAAAGCAAATTGAAAATATAAATAAATCAATTTTAGAAATTGATTTAAAGATAGAGGACAAGGCGAACGATATTTTTAATATAAATCAATGGATTCAACGTTTCAAAGATTTCAAAATGTATCTTGCAATGGAGCAGTTGAAGAACATTCAATTTTCTGCTAACGATATTTTAAAGAAAATGGGTAGTGATTTGAGATTAATGATTGAAGGATTTAAGAAAGGTGCAAATGGTAAACTTAAAGAAGAGATTACGCCTTATATTTTTAGAGATGAAATGGAATTATTTACATTTTATTCTGAAGGTGAAAAAGCACGTTGTGAAATAGCTCTTATACTTGCACTTCAATCAATGATTAATACTACTAAGAAATATGGTGGTATACAATTTTTACTTATAGATGAAATATTGGAAAGTGTAGATTCACTTGGTATTGAGAATATAACAACTTCAATAAGTTTCTTAGAACAACCCATTCTTATTGTTACTCATGTACCGAAACTAAATGAAGAGATTAGTCAGATTCGTATTATTAAAGAAAATGGAGTAAGTAGATTGGAAGTATGAAATATTATATAGGTATAGACCCTGGTGTCAAAGGTTGTATCTCGATTGTAGATGAAACTGGAAAATTCATAGAATCATTTTTTTTATTGAAAAATGCGAAAAATGTAGATACAGTCGAAATAAGTAATACATTATTAAATCTTTCTAAGTACGAAGATAATTGTCATGTTATAATTGAGAATATACATGCAATTTTCGGTAGTTCAGCAAAAGGAACGTTTAACTTTGGATTTATAGCAGGATTAATCGAAGGTGTTATTGCTACAATTGGTTTACCTTATACAAAAGTAAATCCTAAGATTTGGCAAAAAGAAATGTTTAGAGGAGTTAATGTGATAACAAAACCTTCTACAACAGGTAAAACTCAAGTTATCGATACAAAGAAAATGAGCTTTTTAGCTTCTCATAGAATTTTTCCTACTGTAGATCTTAGAAGAACAAGTAAATGTAAGAATGAAGATGACAATTTTTCTGACAGCTTACTTATGGCTGAATATGGACGTAGAATGAATTTTTAAATAATAAAGTTATGATAGATATAAATGATTTGTGGACTGTAGTTGCTGCAACTAAAAGACAATTTCTTGCTATTGAATTTTTAGGTAAGACAAAAGTTTATCTTGTTGAAAGTTTTGCTCCAAAAACTCGTGATGTGTACTTTAATGAAGTTAGAGGAGCACAAGATGTAACTGATCTTATTGAACACATGGCATTTCAAATATCACAACTTAACCCTATCTCATTTGAAGAGAGAATTCAAGGACGTTCAAAGAAAGATTTTAAATTTGGACATGATAATTATATGTGGTTAATTTCTAATAAAGAAAACGTTTATTAAAATTTAAATATTATGTTATATTGGAAATGTGAAAACGAAGAGTGTAAAGAATTTGGAAAAGAGATTCTTGAAATCAATCCTATGTTTAAATATACAGAAAAAGGTACTGTTCCTATAAATATACCTTATTGTAAGTGTTGTGGACAACAAATGGGATATAGAGAAGAACTTCCTGAAAATGACGGTGATATAAATGTATCTTTTATGTCTTTTAATTCAAAAAGTAATGAAGATAAGGCTTCTGTATTAAAAAAGCGTTATAAAGAAAATAATAAAAAAGAAGGTGTAGAAGAAAAAATAAAATATAAGAGAGAGCAGATGACTAAGCAATTTTTTGGTGAGTAATCTTAAAAGTCTTTAATTTATCATCATTTTGGAGATAAAAGGTTGTTATCTCCAAAATAAGGTCTATCTTTAGGCATTGAAAAAGAACAACAACTAAAAACAATTCAGTTGAAAATATTAGAGCAACCCTTTCTAAATTTAATAAAGAATAAAATATGAAATCTATAGAAGAAAGAGTAAATGAAATAAGAGAAGCAAATGATGCTTATCGAAAAGGAAATCCGATCATGACAGATCATGATTACGATTTGTTAGTCGAAATTTTATTTGAGTTAGATCCTGATAACGATTGGTTTAAAAAGGGTATCCAGGATAAAGTAAAAGGAAGAAAACAAAAATTACATCTTCCTATGTATAGTTTGGAAAAGGTTAAAACGTATGAAGAAATTAAGAAGTGGATTGAATCGTGTAATCTTAAATCTTCTGATAAACTAATTATAACACCTAAATACGATGGTATTTCATTATGTGTTAATGATGTTGTAGGTCATGCTTTAACAAGAGGTGATGGTGAATATGGTCAAGATTGTTCTGAACATTATAAACTTATAAAAGGGAGCCAATGGGAACCAAAAGATTTTGATCAAGTAGAGATTACATTTGGTGAAGCTATATTTAAAACGATTGATTTTTTAAAAGTTAAAGAAGACGCTGGATATAAGTCAGCTCGTAATGCAGTTGCAGGTTTAATTAACGCATCAGAAGTTAACCCTATATTATCACATGTTACATATGTACGTTATGGTTGTAATAGAGAAGATTGGTCGAAGCAACAGCAACTCGATTTCTTAAATGAAGCAACTATACCAAATTCACAAGTTCAATATACATTAACGACAGTAGGTTCATTAGTCACTTCTAAAGAATCGTTTGTAGAATTGATGGATGAATTATTTGAAAAATTGACCTCTGGATATAAATGTGACGGTCTTGTTATAGATGTTAATGATCCGATTTTAAGAAAAGAACTTGGTCGATTACCTAATAATAATCCAAAATATGCTATTGCTTATAAAAATCCTGATTGGTCAGAAAGAGAAGAAACGATTGTTAAAAGTGTAGATTGGCAAATTTCTAAAGATGGACGACTTGCACCTGTGATTAATATCGAACCTGTAGATTTATGCGGAGCTACAGTTTCAAGATGTACAGCTTACAATGCAAGATATATTAAAGCAAATTTTATTAGCAAGAATGCGAGAGTAGTAATTGCACGTTCAGGAGATGTTATACCTAAACATTTGAAAACAATTAAATCACAAGGAGATTATAATTCAATAACACCTACAATATGTCCTATATGTGGAAAAGAATTAAGTTGGGATGAGAATAATGTTGATTTAATTTGTAAAAATCGAAATTGTGATGGTATTAAACTTGCTAAATGTGTTTATTTCTTTTCAGTATTAGACTTTAAGGAATTTAGAGAGCCTACGATTAAGAAGTTGTTTAATGTTGGTTATGATACACCTTCAAAGATCCTCAATTTAAGTGAAGAAGATTTGAAGAAGATTGAAGGATTGGGAAATGTTGCAGCAAAAGTACTTTCAAAGCAATTTGAAGAATTTAAAAAGAGAGGTACAAATTTTGCAAAATTTTTAACAGCTTGTAATGTATTTAACGGAGTAATTGCTGAAAAGACATGCCAAAAAATTCTCAATGGATTGAAATTGTATTCATATCCAGATATATATTCTGTCATTGCTAAACTTAATGCTACTGATATTGAAAAAGAAGTTGAAGGAGTAGGTTTTTCAACAGCAGCTTCATTCATTCAAGGTATTGCAAATTGGTGGGTTAATAATGATATAGATATTCCTATTACTTATTATGGTCAAGAAGAAAAATCGTTTGAAGGTCAAATGACAGTAGTATTTACAGGATTTAGAGATAAGAATATTGAAAAACAATTGATTGATAAAGGTCATAAAATAGGATCATCTGTAAGTAAGAAGACTTCTTGTGTAGTAACAAAAATTAAAGGTAGTGGATCTACAAAAGAGAGTAAAGCTGAACAGTTAGGTATACCTATTTTTACACTTCAAGAATTTAAAGAAAAGTTTTTAATGTAGCCAAATTTAGTTTTGTTTGAAGGTTTAGGAGGAACTTTATTGCGAAATAAGGTTTCTCCATTTTAACATTTAAGATATGAGATATTGGTACAGAGAAAAAGATTGGGTTTACATAGGCTTTGAATATAATAGATGTTTTATCGATATGATGAAAAAAGAATTCAAGGCAAAATATAATATTGCAACAAAAGAATGGTATTTTCAAATAGGATTGGAAGATTCTTTTAAATTAAAATCATTTTTAGAATTAAATAGATTTGAAAATAGAAAGGTTGTATTGCCATGTGAAATCGAATTAAAGGAGTCATCTAAAGTAATAGATGAAGATATACTTCGAGAAATGATAGAATATCTTGACTTTCCTATGAAACCAAGAGATTATCAAATAGAAGGAATAGCCTATATGATCAATCACGGTAACTGTATTAATGGTTGTGAATGTGGAACCGGTAAAACTATGCAAAGCATCTTGTATGTAGAAGTGTTAGATTTATTTCCTTGTTTAGTAATATGTCCTTCGTCAGTTAAATCAAGTTGGTTGAAAGAATGGAAGCAATGGAACCCTAATAGAACAATTCATGTTATAGATTCTAAAGATGGTGAAAATACTGATTGGAAGGCTGATGTAACAATCATTAATTATGATTATCTTTATAAGAGAGGAAAATCAAAAGAAGAAATTAAATTAAGATATTCAAGAAGTTTGTCTAAAAAATGGGGTACCGTAATTTTAGATGAAATTCATTTATGTAAAAATCCAAAATCTTTAAGATCAAGAAGTGTCAAAAAGATTGTGAAAAAATCTACGAAAGTTCTGGCTTTAAGTGGAACTTTGATAATGAATAGACCTCAAGAATTAATTAATGTACTTGATATATTAGGAAGATTCAAAGAAATTTTTCCAAATCTACAATATTTTTTATATAGATATTGTAATGCAAAAAGAACGAGATTTGGATTAGATTGTTCAGGAGCATCATATACTTTAGAACTTAACTCAATCATATCTCATTATTGTTATTTCAGAAAGAGTAAACGAGATGTATTAACAGAATTGCCTGATGTAATCAATCAAATTGTAAATTGTCCAATTACGAATAAAAAAGAGTATAAACAAGCGGAAGATGATTTGATTACATATCTCGAGGGTATAGATATAGAAGCTGCAGAAAGAGCATTGAAAGCTGAACATCTTGTAAGAATTTCTAATTTAAAGAGATTGTCTTTAGAAGGTAAATTGAATTTTATAGAACAATTTTTAAAAGATTGGATTGAAAGTAATGAAGATGATAAGATTATAGTATTTGGTACATTAAAAGAACCTCTAAAACAATTACATCAAAAGTTTAAAGATGAGAGTGAACTTGTTATTGGTGAAAGTACTACTGAAGATAAGATGAATAAAGTAGAAAGATGGAAGGAAAAGAAACAAATATTATTCGCAAATACTGCAACATTGTCTACAGGTGTTGATGGATTACAAAAGGTTTGTAGTAATATGATTTTTGTAGAATATCCTGCAGGTCCTACTGATTTAGAACAAGCGATTTCACGTTTAGAAAGAATGGGACAAAAAAATAGTATTAATGTATATTTTCTTTTGTCTGATGAAACTATCGATACTCGTATAGGTGAAATTTTCAAAGAAAAGTCTAAAATTATAAATGCTGTAAATAAAGGAGTATCTATCGACAATATTGATAAAATACAATCAATAGATGTGGAACTTCTTAAATCTTATAAGAGTAACTAAATCGATGTTATAAGATAAATAATTGGTATCTTTAAGTATGAAAAGAGAACAAGTAACAATCTTTTGTGACGGTAGTTGTTATTGGAAACTTCGTAAAGGAGGTTCAGGAGTTTATATACAATGGAATGACAATGAATATTTTATTCAACAAGGTTACGAAAACACTACTATAAGTAGATGTGAACTTAGAGCAATTCTTTTGGCATTAAACGCTTTGAATAACAAAAAACCTTTGATTGTTATAATATGGAGTGATAGTCAATATGTTGTTAATGGTATGAAATCGATTGTTGATATTGCTTCTAAAAACTTCGAAGGTATCGAAAATCAGGATTTATGGAGAAAGGTTTATGATGAATTGAAAAGACTTGAAAAAAGAGTGAGAGTAAGAATAAATTGGACTCCAGGACACGGAAAAGATATGAATGATCCTATAGTATTTGGTAATGCTGTTGCTGATTTACTTGCTGATTATAAACAATTTGATAGTTATGAAGAAGATATAAAATTAAATGATTATGGTAAAATGGAGTGATAGACAAGAAGCTATTTTTGACGAATACGAAAGGACTCGAAATAATATAATGATCAGTGCTACAGCCGGTGCAGGAAAATCGTCTACTATTGTAGAATGTTGTAAAAGAACTCCTTTCACAAAGAAAGTTTTATTTATGGCATTCAATAAAAGTATTGCTGAAGAATTGAAAACCAAAGTTCCTGATAGAATTGACGTTAGTACTTTTCATTCTAAAGGATTGAGAATATTATTTTCTAATTTTAAATTTCAATTGAAGATAAATGAAAATAAATGTTTTCAACTTTGTAAGAAGATTTTGAAGTTTGATAAAGAAGACGAAGTTCCTTTCAATCAACAAACGAGGTATATCTTTTTTTTACAAGAAATATGGAATCAAATAAGAATTAATTTACTTGTAGATTATGAAAACGATATACAAAACATCTGTTTAGATAAAGACTTTGATTTCTATGATAGAATGATACAAGATATTAAGGATATAGAATATTATTGGCATAAGAATTCTAAGTTGATTGACAGTAATAAAGAATTTCAAATGGATTTCACCGATATGCTTTATTTACCTTATATTTTATTAGACGAAGATGATTTTCCTAAATATGATGTTGTGTTTATAGATGAAACACAGGATCAAAATGTTCTTCAAAGAGAATTGACTTTAAGATTTATAAAACCAAAATTTGGTAGATTAATTTCCGTGGGCGACGAAAAACAATGTCAACCTGCTGGTACAAAAATTCTAATGGCTGATAAGACTTATAAAAATATTGAAGATGTTAAAATTGGTGAAGGTGTAGCTTGTTATCATAGAAACAGTGCTTGTTTTTTAGGATTAAGTTCAGTTGAAGGTGGATATGCTAAAGGATATAAAATTTTAGATAAACAATCAAGAATAGTAGATGAAATTTATTCCATCCAATTAGCAAATGGAATGACTTCGTCTTATACAAAAGAACACATTTGTTACGCAAGATTTAATAGAGAAAAAGTTGAAGGATGTTACATTCTTTATTTAATGTGTAACGATTTAGGTATGTGGAGAATAGGTGTTACTAAACTATATAATGAAAAAGCGAATAAATCTTTTGGATTAAGTTTTCGAATGAGATTAGAAAAATGTACAAAAGGATGGATTTTAGATATATATAAATCAAGAACAGAAGCATTGAAAGCTGAGTCTATATATAGTTATAAATTTGGGATACCTCAATTAACCTTTTGCATTGAGAGGTCGAGTAATAAAAGTATTTTGAAAGATCAAGATATTATAGATATTTATGAGCAAATTGGATCGATAGATGATAGAGTTTTGAAGATACTAAATTATTTTAATAAAGATATAAATTATCCTTTTAGTGTTAATAATGATAACGTTCATAAAGCTCGTAATCATATATTTTTAGTTAATGCATGTAATCTTTTTAAAGAATATATGGATATGACTCATATAGATTTTGATAATTGGTATATTACAAGTTCAAGTAAACGTTATTTATTGAGTTATAGTCAGATTGAAAAAATTGAAAGAAAACAAGAAAAACAAATTGTTTATTGTTTAGATGTTGAAAAATATCATAATTACGTTGCAGATGGAATATTGACTCATAATTGCATTTACCAATTTTCAGGGTCCAGTGTAACAAATTTTAGATTACTTCAACAACTTCCTAACACAACTACCTTACCTCTTGATATTACTTATAGATGTTCTAAGAAGATTGTAGAAGAAGCACAAAAAGTTTTCTCAAATGGAATCGTAGCTGCACCTAACGCTAAGGAAGGTATAGTAAGAAACGGTGATTTTGAAGAAGCACAAAATGGTGACTTTATTTTATGTAGAAATAATTTACCTTTAATAGAAGTGTTTATTAAGTTATTGGAACTTGGTAAAAAATCAAGTATTAAAGGAAAAGATTTCGGGGAAGCGTTATGTAGGCTTTTGGGAAAAATCAAGTATATAGACGATCTTGAAATTCTCAAAGAAGAGAAACTTCAATCGTTACTCGATAAAGGTATTCCTCATAATATTGCAATTAATAATCCATCTTATGTCAATTTACTTGAAAAATGTGCTATTATAATGAGATTATATTCTATTTGGAAAGATGTAAATACATTAAAAGAACGTATTTCGAAAATTTATACAGATGAAAATACTGATGGTATCGTTTTAAGTACTATTCATAAATCAAAAGGATTGGAGGCTGATAGAGTATTCTTTTTAAATTCTAATTTAATTCCAAGTCAATATGCAGTATCACAAGAAGCTCTTTATAGTGAATATTGTCTGAAATTTGTAGCTATTACAAGAGCGAGAAATGAATTAATTTATTGTTCAATATAAAAAATTAAGAAAATGAAAAAACCAAAAATGTATATACCTATATACACTTATAAAAATTATGGTGAAAAAGTGTTGAGTAATGTAACGCTTGTAAACGCTAATAAGATAAAAGAATTGGAAGAATTCATACCAAGTGAAGAGGTATTACAAACACATTTGCAAATTCAAAAAATAAAAGTACAAAAAGACGAAAATTATAAACCTGAACCTTTATATCTTACAATAAAAAAGAGTATATTTAACACGATAATTGAAAAAGTTGTGTTTAAAGGTGGTCAGGGTGTTGATAGAGAAAGAATTCCTCTTGTATTTCAATACCCTGCGTTACCAATTTGTATAATACAACCAACAATCGAAGATTAATGTTAAATTTTTAAATAAGTTGTAATGAATAATGAACGTGTAGATAGTCGGGATATAATTTCTGACTATATATTTTACAGTAAATATTCTCGTGTTAAACCTGATGGTAAAAAGGAAACTTGGAATGAAGCTGTGAGTAGAGTAATGGAAATGCATTATCAATTTTTTGACGGTAAAATCAAAGAAGAAAACAAAGATGCATTTAATAAAGTATTTCAAGAGGCTTGGGTAGCGTATAATAATCAAGAAATTCTTGGATCTCAAAGATCTCTTCAATATGGAGGGCCACAATTGTTGAAAAATAATTTTAGATCTTTTAACTGTTCAGGAAGTTATTGTAATAGAATCGAATTCTTCAAAGAATTAATGGAACTTTTATTGAGTGGTTGTGGTGCCGGATTTTCAGTTCAGAAAGTTCATACAGAACAATTACCTATTGTGAAAGGTCTTGAAAGTAATCTTTCTAAAATTCATTATACAATAGAAGATTCAATTGAAGGATGGGTAAATTCTACAGGAGATTTAATTGAAGCATATTACAAAGGATATCCGGATATTGAATTTGATTATTCACAGATAAGACCTGAAGGTGCTTTTGTGTCAGGTGGATTTAAAGCTCCAGGTCCTGAGCCATTAAAAATTTGTCATAATAAATTACAGAAGATTCTAAGTAAGGCAAAAGGTAGAAAGTTGAGACCATTTGAACTTCATTTAATATCGTGTATAATTGCAGACGCTGTTATAAGCGGTGGTATTAGAAGAAGTGCAATGATTTCTATATTTGATATAGATGATGAAGAAATGTTACAATGTAAAACAGGAGATTGGTTCTTAACTTATCCTGAATTGTGTAGATGTAACAATTCTGCAGCTATTTACGAAGATACTCCGAAAGAAAAATATGACAAAATTTTTGAATATATTCAACAATACGGAGAACCTGGAATTGTTTTCCCTGCTGATAGTGAAGTGGTTACAAATCCATGTTGCGAAACTAACTTATTTCCTACATACATAAATCCTGATGGAAGTAAAGAATACGGTTGGTCCTTTTGTAATTTATGTGAAATTAATGGTAAAAAAGTCAAAACTGAAGAAGATTTCTACAAAGCATGTCGTACAGCAGCTATATTAGGAACATTTCAAGCAGCATATACAGAAAATCTTCCTCTACTTTCAGAAGCGACAAGAAAGATTATGAAGCGTGATGCTTTACTTGGTGTAGGTATTACAGGTATGGCAGATAATCCTCACATTTTGTTCAATGAAAGAATTCAAATGAATGGTGCACGAATTGTTAAGGAAACTAATAAAGAAGTTGCTAAAATTATTGGAATAAATGAAGCTGCACGTACAACTGTAATTAAACCTTCAGGAAACTCTTCACAACTTTTAGGATCAGGATCTGGTATTCACGCTTATCATTTTAGAAAGTATATTCGTAACATCCAAGCAAATAATAATGAACAAGCGTTAAAGGAAACTTTGAAGGTCAATTCTGACATAGCGAATCCTTCGTTTTGGAATAAGAAAAGTGAAACAGTATTATCATTCCCTATTGAATTGGATGATAAAGCTATGGTTCGTACAGATTTCAGTACTCTTGATTTTCTTTATAGAATTTATACTACTGAAAAAGGTTGGGTAATGGAAGGTACTAATAAAGAACACCCTTCATCTATTCTCAAACCTAAATATCGCCACAATGTAAGTTGTACAGTTTCTGTTAAAGATAATGAATGGAAAGATGTTGCTGATTGGATTTGGGAACATAGAGACGGTTTCTTTGGATTAAGTTTCTTGTCTGAGACAGGTGATCTTGATTATCCTCAAGCTCCCTATACTTCTTATCTTGACGAAAAAGAATTAGCTGAAACATATGGACAAGGTGCAATACTTTCATCAGGTCTTATTGTGGATGGATTACAAGTGTTTGGTGATATTTGGACAGCATGTAATGCAGCTACAGGTAAGGCAAACGATTTATTGATTTACACTGATGAATATTTATTATCATTTGTTAAAAAACACATAAAAGATGGTAAACTTCTTGTTAATATAGATGGACTTTATGTTAGTGATGTAAATGCAATTTCTTCACATTTACAACATAAAGTAGAACTTAGAAATGATTGGGTACGTAGATTCAAGAAATTCTCTAAGAATTATTTTAATGGTGATGATAAGAAGTGTTCCTGTTGTTTGAAACACGTGAATATTTTTCATCAGTGGCAAAAGATTAAGAATCAAAAACCTGTTGATTGGGAAAATGTTCAGTGGGAAAGAGAATATAAGAATGTAGGTGAAAACGTTGCTACAGCTTGCGGTGGTGGTGCGTGTGAATTAAGATAATTATGTCTCAATAAGGCTAATTCGTGTGGACCTAATAGTAGTGTTTATTACGAATTAGCCTTATCTTTAGATAAACAATTAAAAACGAATTTAGTTATGAATAGAAAAGAACTTTTAGAAGCTATTGAACAAAAGAAGTGTGAATTAAACAAATTGAATGAATTACTTTCTAAATCAAGAGAAGAAGAATCTGTTATTAAGATTACTATAGAAGGTAAAAATCGTAAAGAATGTTTGAATTTAACAATTCCTACTGCACTTGAAAATGATGTAATTAAAGAAGTTACTAATACGCTTAATGATTTTAAAATTGAAAACAATAAAGATTTAAATGAAGATGACGATTTAATTCAAGAATTTATCAAGTTTGCAAAAAGCAACAATCTTTCTATCTATGAGTTTAGATTGTAAATTAAAAGAATTCGTTTACCACAAAAATGGTTGGAGTAATAAAGTATCTAAAGATATTATTTCAAAAGCTAAAAGGAATAAGAATATCAATGGTGAGAAAATTATGCGATTATTTTTAGATGGTAAATGTATTTATAGAGGTCCCGTTCAATTTTGTCAAAAGAAGAAAAAAGATTATTGCTTAGTTTACAATCTCTCTAATAAAGAGGAAATTAATAGAAGATTTAGAATAACATATTAAGATGAAGAAATATCAAATTATTTATGCTGATCCACCTTGGGCTTATAATTCAAAAAGGTCAAATTATATTGATAATAGTAGTGGTGAAACAATTCGACATTATGATACATTGACTATTGAGGAATTAAAAAGCATGCCTATAGGAGATATAATTGATAAAAATTGTATGTTATTTCTTTGGGCAACATTTCCTCAAATGCAAGAAGCATTAGATTTGATAAAATCTTGGGGATTTGTTTACAAAACTGTAGCATTTAGTTGGGTCAAAACAACTAAAGATGGTACAAAACCTGCTTTTGGAGTTGGTTATTATACAAGAAATAATGTTGAAGTATGTCTTTTAGGAGTCAAAGGTAAACCTCTAAAACAAGTAGGCAATATGAGTAGTGTAGTAATTTCTCCAAGAGAAGAACATTCGAAGAAACCTGATCTTGTAAGAGAGAAGATTGTTGAATTGTGTGGTGATGTTCCGAGAATCGAGTTGTTTGCAAGAAAACAAACTAAAGGTTGGGACACTTGGGGAAATGAAGTTGAAATTACTAACGAAGATTTAAAATATTTATTATGAATCGATTACAAACATTTATTGGAATTCGTTTTGAAGTAGAAGGATTTCATAATTATCCTGATGCGTCAAAAAATCATGGCGAGCTTGTAAAGTTTTTAGAACAGTCTCATAGACATATCTTTAAATTTAACTGTAAAAAACGTGTTAATCACGATAATCGTGATGAAGAGTTTATATTATTAAGGAGAAGAGTAAAACAATATATAAACCGAAAATTCCCAGTATTTGAAATGCATTGCGAATGTTATGATTTCGGTTCTATGTCATGTGAAATGATTGCGAAAAATATCTTGAAGCAATTTGATTTTGACTCAGTTGAAGTTAGTGAAGATGGTGAAAACTATGCTATAGTTGAAAAAGAAGAATGTGACAGTGTTCAAGAATGTGACAGTGCTCAAGAAGATAATCGTTTAAAACAATTACCTCACGTTAAATTTGTTATAGGAAAGACGTTTTCAGGTAAGACTCATTTCGTTGATCATTATTGTATTAAAAGCAATACAATAGCAATAGAAGTTGGAAATATTATAAGAGAACTTAATAAAGATAAATTAAGAGTTTTCGATGCACGACTTGACGAACAAGTTTCAAACATTCTTTTTGATAAAATCAAAACAACAGATTGTAACAAAATAATTTACATAATAGGTTGTAGACAAAAGTCTATTATAGACAAACTTCTATATCTTTGTAAATCAAATGGTTATAATTTGAATTATGGTATAGATTACATATCTTCATCAGAAAAAAAGAGAAGAGAAAGGTTTGAAAAGCTTGCTAATGAAGAAAAGAACAAAAATCTTACTTTTGAAGAAATTGAAAAAGGTGAAATTTCACTTGGTATAAATGAATTAATTTCTTGGTGCATCGATCAACCTAATTGTCAAATCGTTAATTTGTAAAAGTATGATGAAAATATTTTTAACTCCTCCTATGAAACACCTAAATTTAAGTGAATTAGGAAACAATAACCTATATATTATAGGTCAATATTATAAAAAAAATGAACAATATCGTGAATATGTAAAAGAAGCAATCAAACAAGGTCGTTTTACTATACTTGATAATGGTACAGGAGAAGAAGGTGAAGTGTTAACCAACGAAGAATTATTTCAATTAACACTCGAAATAGAACCTAATGAAGTTATTCCTCTTGATGTGTTATATGATAGTACACAAACTTTAATCAATTTTAATCAATTCTTAGAATGGTTAAAAGAAGCAAGAGCAAAAGGAAAATTGTTAAACACAACTATTCTTGCTTGTCCTCAAGGTAAGAATTGGGAAGCTTGGTACGATTGTTATAAATTCTTCATGTGGAATAAATATGTTTCTTGTATTGGTATGAGTAAGAAAGCTATTCCTCATATAATGAATACAGATAATATTGCGTTTGCAAGAAATAAAGTTGTATCAAAATTAAAAGCGTACAATTCATTATCAAAACCTCTTCATTTTCTTGGACAAGGTGATCCTAAAGAATTTATTCCTTATAAGAATGAAAAAATCTTTAGGTCTACAGATAGTTGTTATCCGATACTTGCAGCTATAAACGGACAAGATATTGAAAAGGTAGAGAAATTTGAACGAATTCCTACACCTTCAGATTATTTTGAAAAAGAAATCAAAGAAGAGCAAATGGAACTTATTAAATCGAATGTTCAGTATCTAAAAAAGTGCTGTCACAATGTATAAGTTTTTTGAAATAACATTGACGTATTATGATGTAGATGAAAATTCGACATCAATGAAGGTTAAGAAGTTTGTCAACGTTATAGCTTGTGAAGCTATAAATTATACTGAAGCTGAAGCACTTGCTACAAAATGGGGTGAAGAAAATATAAATGTAGAATTTGAAATTTCACCTATAAAGGAATTAAATATATTTCGATTCGTTCCTAATGAAGATCAAGAAGGTTCTTTTTATATAGTAAAAGGTGTTTGGATTGAAGTAAATGAAAAAGGTAAAGAAAAAGCATACAATGTAAATTATTTAATTCAAGCAAGAACTACGAATGAAGCAAATAAGATTGCTTTAGAAGAAATGGATGAACTTTATCCTACTGTAAGAATTGCAGATATAAAAGAAACAAGAATTCTTTATTTTGTCAAGCCATGATTATTTAGTTTTTAAAGGATGATTTGTTGTGAAACAAGTTGTCCTTTCTTAATAAATATTAATTTGGACTATAAATAGAGATAAACGTTTGTTATCTCCAAAATAAGGTCTATCTTTAGGCATTGAAAAAGAACAACAACTAAAAACTGAAGAATTATGAAAGCAATGGAAGATTTCAATCAAATGTTAAAAGAAAATGATATTAGATTAAGTAACGAAATTAATAAACTTATGCAAATGCGTCAAAATACGCTTGATAGTGCTGTAATAGCTCGTTATTTAATCAAAGATATCGAACCTCTTTTAGAAAAACTTAATTTGACAATTCACTCATTTAATTTGAATACATCTGAGAAAAATATACTTTCAAGAAAAGGAAGATTAAATGTTAGACTTGTATCAAATGGCAAATTTAGATTTTTAGGAGAAAATGCTGAATACGATGTACTTGAAAAGAAAGCTTCTAAAATAGAAGAAAAGGTTCAAGAATTATTGAAAGATGATCAAAATGATTTGAAATGTTATATAAATCCTTACAGCATGAAAGTCGCGAGAAATCAAAACGAGAATATAATACTTATGGAAATATCATATAAATTTTAAATAAAAATAGTCATGGAAGAAACAAAATTATGTCCGCGTTGTGAAAGAATTTTACCGTTAGATTCTTTTAGTAAAAATTCAAGTCGTCCTGATGGACTTCAAGCTTACTGTAAGGATTGTCAAAGACAACAAAGTCAAGATTATAAGCAAAAGAGAACAGCAAAACGAAGAGAAAGAATAAGTAATCTTGAAAATGGTAATCCTAAATTAAAAGATTTCACTCCGAGACAATTAATGGATGAACTAATTTCGCGAGGATATAGAGGAGAACTTATTTATACTCAAAAGATAAAACTATAATGGCAAAAGTAATTAATTTATATAAGATTAGTCCACTTGAAGGATATTCCTACGAAGATATTCGAGAAAAGCTTGATAATGATGAAAGGCTAAGAGGAATAAATTTTTCATACGGTTTAGATGAAGGAAATATTCTATTAATGACTTACGATTCAAAATTAGTTTTACTTAAGAATATTATGATGAACATTGCTCAAGTAGAATATATAACAACCTTAAAATTGTAATTATGGAATACAATAGAATTGTAGACAAGATAAAGAAATTAAAAGAACTTGTTGATAGAGGTGTAGATGGCGAAGTGTTTGCAGCTAAAAGAGCTATCGAGCAATTGTGTGAAAAATACGATATAAATATTGAAAATCTTCTTAAAGAAGAAGTAAAGCTATATACGTTTAAAGTTAAATACAATAATAATTTTGATAGACAATTATTATTTCAATGTTATTCAAAAGTAACAAATAGAAAAACGATATCTTATTATAAAGATAAATCAAGACCTAATATAATAGAGTTTGAGTTGACTAACATTGAGTATATCGATCTTAAAGGAATGTTCGAATTTTATCGTAAGATATGGAGTAAAATTATGAAATCTTCATTGAATGATTTATTTGAAGCATTCCTCTCTAAAAATCAAATTAGTTATAATTCAGAAGATGAAGAACCTAAAACATTTACTCCAGAGGAATGGGAAAAGATTTTAAGAATTCAAAATCTAATGTGTACAATGGAAGTAAGTCTGTATCATAAACAATTAGAATGTAATGGTAAGAATAACGAATCCGAAAGGTGAAGAAAAGATGCTATCGAATGAAGATTTTGACAAACTTCTTTGGAAATTTATCGAAAGTGAAACATTTAAAAAATGGGAAATTGAAAACAATCTTGTAGGTTCTTACATGCACTATGGAAAGAAAATGCTAAACAGAATTGTTGTGAAAATCTTTCTGAAAGAAAAGGGTTATAAACTTGAATAGAATGTGAAACTAAAAAGTTGACTATAGATAAATAATTGGTATCTTTACAATATAAAAAGAAAGGAACTGTTTTTAACTGTTAAACAAAAGTTAAACCATACCTATTTATTAATTCCTGCAATTAGAACAGTTCCTTTATATAAAACGAATAAAAACTATTAAATATGCCGAAAACAATAGAAGATATAAACAAGAGTTTCTCTAAAGTATGTGAAAATTGCATTTATCAACAGCATTGTCCATATCAAGATAAAAGTGCTTGTATTGAAGTAAGATCATTTAATAACAATAATCATGACACAGAAAGTAATAGCGAATATTTACAAGAGACAAGTAACCAAGACTTATAATGAGAATGGTATATATATATGTAATTTCGTACTTGAATATAGAGATGAAAAAGATGAACGACATTTGACGAATGTATTTACTAACAACTTTGAACCTTATATTGGTAAAGATGTAGCATTTTATTTAGCTGAAGTTGAAGTTTATTCAATACAAAATGTAAAATACAATTCATCAAATTTATATTTGAATTATGTAAAGTGCATAAGTTTAGTACCATTGAGAAGTGATGAAGATATAAGAAATGCAAAAGAATCAATTTATAGACATTATGAAAAAGACATTAAGTAAATTTGTAAAAGAAAATTTAGGAGAGAAAGTTCTTATTCTAAATTTCAACGTGGAAGGTGAAATAGTAGGTTATAATTCAAAACTCAAAGCTATAATAATTCGTTCATTTGATAAAGATTTTGGTTGGAGAAATGAAGGTAGTGTTTATGAAGAAACAAATAAGATGTTTGTCAAGATTGATAAAGAAGATGTTTTTTTGGTATGTAGAGTACTATAATTTAGAAAACAAAATAAAAACACTTTAACAAAAATCAAATATGGATGAATTAGAATTAATTGAAAATTTTGAGATTGATGTTATTGATATAAATCAATCTCAAAAAGAAAATCCACTTGAAGAAGAAACTCTCATTTTAAGTGATTTTTGGTACTAAAACAAAACTCCCATTGTGTGATCAAACTTTTTACTGTAATTTTACGGATAAATTAAAAATTAGTCCCAATATGAGTAATGTAACAAGAGAAGATATATTAAAAGATGCTCCTGACTTCGTTCAAATCGCATCTAAATATATGCAGGATATTTATATAGATTACGAAAAAGCGCGAATAAAACTTGACGAGTGTCCTGATAGATTTTTAACGTATGAAGGAAAGAATGGTACATTACATTCAATCGATCTTAAATACGTGAATGCCAAAGGAGTAATGAAAAATAGAGGAGCATCAGAAGATTCGATAAAAGATGCACAGGAAATTAGAGCAAAAGTACTTATGCCTCTACTTGGTGAATATAATAGAGCACGTAATAAATACCTGAATGCGTTCGATTTATACAATAATAAATCAAAAGCTCTTGCTAAACTTACACCGATGTTACTTGACTATTTTGGGTCTATGTATTCAGTAAAAGATGTAAAAAAGACAATAAAACAACGCGAAGGATATGATTTAGACGATGCAGACCTTGTAAAATTCTACAATGAAAATAAAACATTAATAGAACAAAGACAAGCCAAATTCGCTTTAAAATCAGATAAATATAGAGTGTCTACAGAAGCAGGACGACTCGAGATTATAAATGATATGCTTACAGACCTTCTATTAAAGTACGAAGATTACATAAGTAGAGGGCTTGAGACAAAAGCATTGACAATGTCACGAGAAGTAAGAAACTTACTTGAACAAGCTCGTAAAGAAGTGAAAGGTAACGAGTTAAAACTTACTGTAGACGGGAAAATAGATATCAACGCAACTATTCACGGAGGAGAAAATATAAGTAGAGTAATGCGTGATATACCTATCAATAGTATAATAATTGGACTCGTGTCTGCAAAAGCAGGAATTAAACCTGATATAATGATAAATCAACTCGCAAAATCTTGGTATAAAGACTTTAACGGCTTCAATAAGAATATATTAGGAAGTGAGCAAGTAATGCTACCTGGTGACCTAATCAAACAATATAACTGGGATGAAATAAAAGAAGAGAACAAGAAATTCCTAAACGAAATGAATCCAGATATAGAAGAAGCCGTAGTAATAGAAGAACAAGATACAAAGAATAAAGTATTAAAAAGACTCAAAGCACTAAGAAACTAATATCATATTACGCTAACATGGGAGATTGGGAGTCGTGATGATTGTCAATCTCCAATTTTAAAGTAAAGAAAAATGTCAATATTAAAATGGACAACAAAATTTGTGTTTTAATGCAGCGAAAATTATATATAACGCATGTATCGACCTTTAATTGATCTTATAAATGTATCAAGAAAAATGGAAAATAAAGTGTACCAAAAAGGACAATAATTGTGGTCAAGATGTTGTCTAATTGAATAATAAAGTAGACCTTTAGGACATGAAAGAAAAAAGACTACAAATTATGGAAACGATGACAAAAGAAGAGTTAATGTCTCTTATAGACAAAACAAGAAAACAAATAGACCAATGGTTGAGTTTTGAAGGACCTATATTTTTAATGGAACATAATATTAGAATATGTTCTAATAGAATAGAAAGATATCAGAAAATGCTTAATTCAATGGAATGAAAGAAATAATACAAGAAGTAGTCCAAAAGAAGTACAAGTACTTTTATCATTATGCACTAAAGTTGACTTGTAATATAGAAGAAGCACAAGATATCACACAAGAAGCTGTTCTAAATGCGTTGAGCAAATACAATCAGTTTAGTGGTAATGAGAAAGATTGTGAAAAATGGATTGCGACTATTATACGAAATTTGTTCATCAATAAGTATAGACAGGAATCAAATAGACAGGACCAAAAGTACGATGAAGAAGATAAAGAGTTCATCAAGGATAGATGTGAAAGCAGAGAGAGGTTGTGGACAGGTGAATACGAGGATTTGATGAAGATAATAGATGGTCTTGATATACCAGCAATAGACAAGAAGTGTTTCTTAGGATATTACAACGGATACCTCTATGAAGAGATAGCTGAAATATTGGAACTACCTCTTGGGTCTATAAAAGGTAAAATGCATTCTATAAGAAAGAAAATCATAAACGAATATGGCACAAAGTATTAAAGTAGGAAGTCTTGTTAAATACAAGGATCACGAAGGAAACTTAAATGGTGGAACAGTGATAACATTTAGAGATGGATCTGCACTTATCAATACATTAGAGGGTAAGAATGTCCAAGTAAAGTTAGCTAATTGTTCACTAATTGAAAGAAACAAAGGTAAAGGTCGAGTATCAAACGAAGAGAAAGAAAAGATACTACAAGAATTCAAAGAAATGAATGCCAATAAGATGCAAGTGAACGAACCTACTGAAAAAGAAGATGAAGACGAATGCAATAGGCTTATCAGAGAGTTGAGCGAGAAGGACAAGAAGATTGATGAACTTAATTACGTAATCGACAAGCAGGCTGAAAAGCTCAATGAACTCGAACGAGAGATAGAAAGATTGAATAATGAACATACACCTACTCATTCATCTATTGACGAAAGTAAATGTTATATCGCTTACAAAGGAATGAAAGAAGCATTAATACTAAAATCGTTGAGCGACTCAAATTTGAACAGTGATGTGATAGAACAACTTGCTGAAACAATAGATAAATTGGTATCTTTAGACAATAATTAATAACAGAAAGGAGAATTAAAAATGACAAACGTAGAAAGACAAAAGAGAAAGTTCTTGAAAAGAGTTTATTCACAATGTTTAAACGTGTGTAATCATGAAAACCAAAATCGATTCAAGGCCTCTCTATTTGAGAAGTTAGAAGGATTGAAAAAGAAGTAATAACATTCTGTGTTTTTATTAAGTGATTGAAGAAAGGAGCCGTATACCTTTATAAACGTAGCCAAGTCTAAGGTAGTTGACGAAGAGAGTAATTGATTCATTTTTCGTTTTAAATTATTCATCAAAAGCCCTTCTACATAACGTAGTCGTGACGTGAAAGGTTCGTCTTTATTTGTTATACTTTATTATTAAATCAATTGTTCTCTATAAATGATCATTGACTTTCTATTCTTGACTCGTGGAATTGACCGAGAGTGAGAATTGAAATATAAGTGGAGGTCGCTTCAGAAGGTCAATGAATTATTGGATTATGGTGTAATGGTAGCACTACAGGTTTTGGTTCTGTCTGTAGAGGTTCGAATCCTCTTAATCCAACGAAAATCTTAACGTTTATACGCATATTCTACTCAGGAGTAAGTGTCTGTGAAGATAAGATTACTCCTATTTTAATTTAATATAATTATGATGATAATGATAATAGTATTTTTAGTTGTAATAGCAGTATATATAATCCTTGCCTTTTGTATATTCAAAGCAAGTTCAATTGACGATTGTCCTTTATGTGATAATTGTCCATTTAGAGATGATAAGGATTATTGTCCATGTAATAAATTTTTAAATTGGAAAGAAAAATGACGAATAAAGTTTTTGAAGAATTTAAGAGAGTCAATGAAATGCAACTTCCACGTGTTGAACTTTTTACCGATGGTATAAAATGGACGACAAGAGTTGAATCTCATACTTGGTTAAAGAGAGGTGTTGACGAAGAACTTATTGCAGGTCGTAAGATAATCTCTACAGAATGGATTGTCAAAGATAATAAATGGTCAATGAAATCTATCAATGATGTTCCAGTAGAAGAATGTATTGAGTAACGAATCAATTCTAATATTATGAAAAAGCACGTACTTTAGGGTGTAAATTCCATTCTAAGAACAAAAATGTTCGTTTTAACGTTTTTAGTTTTTTCTTTCATTGCTTGAGCCGCATATCCAGCCACATTGTAAAATGAGGATATGCGGCTATTTTATTAATAAGTCTTAATAATGGAGATAAAAAGATGGTATCTGTTGTACGGTCCATGAGGAAGGTGTATCTTTAGGCATAAGAAAGAAAAACGATAAAAGATATGAAATCAAGTGAATTTAAACAAGTGTTGATTCAAGTTGAAAAATCAATCAAAAGTGGTAGAGCATTTGGTGTTATCGATCTTCCTAAAAATTCATTAGGTGTAGAAGTAATCTATTACGATATGAATAGAAATTCTTCTATCTCTCTTTGCTCCAGAGATTGGTCAATTGATTTAGCTTGGTCTAAACTGAAGAAAGGTGAACAAAAAGAAATTATCGACATTATTGAAAAATTTATTCACTAATTGTTGGACCACATTATTAAAAGGTGGACCTTTAGGTCATCAAAAAGAAAGAAATATATTAACAACTTAAGAATATCTAATTATTAAAAATAAAGGAATTATGAAAGCAATTATCGAAGGAAAATTAAAAACAATGTTAGCTACTACAGAAGAGATTTATGTAGAAGTGTTGAATGTAATTATTGATTCTAATAACGAACAAGAATTAAGAAACAATATGAATGAACTTGAGGAACGTTGTAATTCTTGGAAAGGTGATTTTAGTTTGTTCTTTGAATACGGATTTGGTTCTAATCACATGTGGTTTAAAGAAACAAACACTTCTGATAGATTAATCTTTGTTGAATTTTAATTCGGTAGCCTTCGGGCTATCATAGTACAATTATGAAGATAGTAAATCATAGATTTAAAAAAGCGATAAACGAATATACAAGTGATTCTTGGTATGCTACTGTAGAATATGAAGGGTTAAAGTTCGAAGTTATTGTAGATAGAGTTCCAAGTCTTGGTAATTTAAATTATTATTATTTGGGCTATATAAAGAATACGAAAGTTATAGCCAAGAAATTCAATTGTAAATACATTCAATTTGGTTTCTCTAATTATAAAGAAGTGCGTTATATTTTTGAAGCTATGATACGTGTTATCAAAGGCGATTATAGTGAGATAGTTGGCTGGGGTCATTGTACTGCAGTTCCTAAATAAATAATTAAGATTATTTCATCAAAAGTGTTGCATAGGACATAACAAAGTGGTATCTTTAGGCATTGAAAGAAAACAAATGATTAACAATTAAAAACGAACGTTATGGAAAAGATGATTGTAACAGTAGAAGCATTGAGAAGAAGAGCTAAAGAACTTGGTATCAAAAATGCGAAGAAACACAAGAAAGAAGAACTTCTTGAACTTGTTAATCAAGCTGAACAAGCAAGAATCGAAGCAATCAAAAAAGAAGAAGCTGCAAAGAAAGAGAAAAAGCAAACAAAAACTGTTTATAAGACCACAATTGATGCACCTAAAGGTGACCAATCTAAGACTATTCTTCAAATGTTTAAGGATCATCCTACTTGGTCACATTATAAAATCAGTAAAATAATTGGTTGTTCCTATACTAATGTACATAGAGTATGGAAGCTTTGGGGTGAAAATAAAATAGAAGATCAACGTAAAAGAAAGTAATATTATGATGACGAAAATTGGAAACTTTATTCATGGACGATTTGGTAAGAAAGTTCTAAAGAGAGAATACCAAGAGATTTGGGTCAAATTTTGGTACAGCACGATTGCTATTCTTAGTGTAATAGTGCTCTTTGCAGCAATACAATTCCTAACATGGTTAAGTGATTTAATTAATTATGTATTTAGATGACTGAGATATTTAATTTAAAAGTCGGTGACCTTTTCATCTATAAAGGAACAGTGTACGAAATTATTACAAAGAGTAAGTGGACTTCCCTATGTGGGTATCTAAATGATAAATATCGCTTCGGTAATTGGTGTCAATACTTGTATTGTGATTTTAGTAATTATACAAAAGTGGAAATATGAAAAAATATAAATTTTTAGAACGTGTAAAAATAGCTCTTCATGTATTGTTCAATAATACAAAAGATTTAGATCTCATTTATGAAGAAGGTAAAAATGAAGTCTATAGTGATTATAAACTAATAAAAGATAAACTTGAACCTTTTATAGATAGACTTTTTGATAAGAGTTGGAAGTATGATAAACTTATACAAATTCCTGGAGTTAATCAACAAGACCTTTATCGTGTTCAATTCATTAACAATCCAATTGGATCTTACAATTCATCCTCAGATATGATTACCGTAAATACTTCGATTTACAAATCAAATCGAATTGAAGTACCGATGAAAGAGACTGTTTATTTTGCAAGAAATATTAGTAGGATGGAACATTTAGTAGCTCAAAAGTTAACGCAATTTCTTTTAGATAATGGATTTATAAAGTATAGAGTTGCTAAAAATCTTGAGGATGAATATCCTACAATAGTATTCTATATAAATGTAATGAATAAACAAATATAATAATATGACGAATATATTCTTATTTATAATTCTTGCTATTTTACTTTGTATAGGTTTTATACTATTTAAAACGTACTTTTTTATTAAAGATATAGCATTATTTAATAGTCAAACAGCATTTTCAACTACAGAAATTGATAGACGTACACGTCTTAAATACATTACTCTTCTAAACAGTTCTTTAGAATTGGCAGTCAGACAAGAGAGATTTGAAGATGCTCAACAATTCAAGAAGATTATTGAAAAGGAAATGAAATCGTTCGAAGATGATTTTGATAATTGAGACAAAATTTTTTTCGATAAAAGTTGCTCCACGTGGTCAAAAGGTGGACCTTTAGGCATAAGAAAAAGAGATAATTGTTCAACGAATTGAAATTATGAATAAGAAAGAATTTCTATTATCTTACATAAAGAAAAAGAATAAAGGTGATACGATAAGACGTACAGTACTTATTGGTAAAATAGAAAATGAATTTAATCTATATCCAGGATATTCAAGGCAAGTAGTTGATGAAGTTTTATCTAAACAACTTGCCTTAGGTAAAATCGAACGATATTCAAGAGGTGTTTATAAAATCAAATAAAAGTATGAAAGAATTAAGTGAATATACTGACGAAGAATTAAAAGAGGAACTTCGAAGAAGAATAGTTATTAAGATGCGTGGAGTTGCAAAAAATAATCGAACACCTTCTTGGCATATTTGGGAAGGTACTGTAGTTAATAGAATTGAGAGAGAAGGTTCTTTACCAAGATATCGTATAGATTCGCAAGAACTCAGAGATAATCCTGAGTACAAACATCTTAATAAATCTCATTTCTTCTCGTTAAATACTGATTTTTTCGTAGCTAAAAAGTTCTTCCCTAAGATAGGAGATAAAGTTAAATTACGCTATCGTATAACGAAAGAAAAGACGTATTCTGATTCTACAATCATTATAGGTGCTAACGAACAAAATCTTCATTGTGTTATTGATCTTGATACGAACAATATGATACATTATGGTTCTTATAAAGGTTGTGTCGCAATGCTTAAAAGAAATAAAGATTCTAATTTAAAAATAGAGCGTTATGTTAAAAATCAAAATCAAGGCATAAGATTATGCTGAATGCTGCCTTAGCTATCTGTGGAAAACAACCAGTGAAAGATGACTGGTATTGGTGTTCTACGAGAAAAGGAAGCAAACGCAATTTTGTTCTCGATTGGAACAATGGTGATAGACTCAACAACAATCAGGTCTTTATCAATTGGGTTCGTCCTGTATCTAATATAAAAATAAGATAAGAGTTGTTTAAATGAAAATATAATTGTAAATTTACAACGTCATTGTTACTTTCTTTTTACGGAATGATTGTTTCTGTCATTTAAACATTCTGTGATTTGAATCTTCATATAAAAGTTGTTTGACCGGGTGATCTTGAGAAAGATTATCCGATTTTTCTTTTAATATGTTTCTTTTTATAAAAATATTTCTTATTTTTACAAAGAATATATTCACAAAATTAATATAATATGGTCGATTATAATAGTAAATACACTGGAAGTGAGATAGATAGCGCTATCGGTAAGGTTCTCAATAATGAAGTAGGAGGAATGATTCTGATTCCTTCTGCGGTTCTCAATCTTACTCCAGCATCTTCATCTTCTGATATTTTAAGTGCATTTGGTGGTGAAGAGGTATTCAAATCTATTTGTCAGAATGTATTAAATGGAATTACACCTTATATAGGTTTAGTTAATGAACAACAAAGACAAGTAGATGTAATCTTTACTAACTTTTTCGCAATCATAAAAGATAATTCTTATACATTATCATTTTCTCAATTATCTTATGTAGGTGGTAATTACAATTATGATTTTAGATTACAAGGAGGAACAGTTACTTTCACTAAAACGCTTATTGCTTATGGATTTATAAATAGTGTTGCTGTTTCTGATCAAATTTTACTCATCAATACAAATTCGAGACAAGAAGATATTCTTACTGCATTTGGACTTGACTTGAATCAATTAAAAGAGGTTGCTTATAGACTTTCTCTTAAAGATTGTGTTGTGATTATGAAAGGTGAAGATAGTCCAAATACAATTTGTTCATCTACAGCAATTACATATAGATCAATCGATGATTGGAGTTTTGATTTGATTTTTACACATACATTACTTAATGAAACTATTCTTTGTAGTTATAATAAGATAACTATTACTTGTAATGATAATCAAGTTAGTTGTACAGGAAGAAATTCGTATACATTGAATAAAATCGAAGAAACTGACTGCAGAAAAGAAATAAGTGCACCTTCAGACAGTTTTTATGATATTATTACTTGCGATTTTAAAGATTCAGAAACTTCGTGTTCAGGATTAGTTACTCTTGTAAGTAGAAATATAGTGAACAATGCCAGTTTTTTGACCTTCTATTTTATTGCAACTCAAAACTTTTTAGAAATTAAAGTATTACAAAATAGCGATCCAAATATATTCAAACAAGTACGTTATACAAATGACAATGATTTTGGATATTTGTCTATTAGATTAAATTCAAGTACGACAAAATGGGAAGGTAAAATCGCTCTAAATACAAATTGTAGTCTCTTACCTGAAGGTAAATTTTTAACAGAATCTCAAATATTAACTAATAACGTAGAAGTAAATTTATAAAGATATGAAGAAAAATATAAGTTATAATAGAACAGTAATTGTTAATCAGGGAGGACAAGTTTCATCTATTACGATCTCAAGAGCAATCGAAATTGGTACAGTAGATAAAAATATCACAACTGCTTCTCTTGAAGAAGATGAAGATTATAGACCTGATTGTTTCTATGTAATACCTCTTACTGAAGGTACAATCAAAGTAAGACTTGTTGGTGGCAGAGAAGATTATACAATCTCTGAAGCAGAAGTAACTGCAAATCTCGGATTACCAATTCCTTATTTAGTGGAAATGGTTTATAAGGATGAAACAACTTCGGAACTTAATATAGGTTGGTAGTTTAGAAATGTCAAGATGTTATATATTTGGAAATAGAAAAAAAATGTCTACCAGGAGTATATAGTATGATAGGAAGAGGTATTGGAATTCCATTTAGACATGGAACAGGTGGAGGAGGAACAAGTATTCCTCCGGAAATTAAGAAAAGTATAATTGCTTGGTATAGTCCTTATAAACAAAAGTTGACGAATTTCGATGTTATTGAAAGTTATGCCGACGATTTTACTAAATGGAGAATTGAAAACGCAGGAGTTACTTCTACTCAAAAGAAAATAGTTATTGCTGCTGGTACAGAACTAAAATATAATGTCGCTTATAAAGGTTTTGGAAAATCTATTGCTGAATTTGATATTAAATATACAGGTAATGCTGTTATAAGATACCGATATAACAAGGAAGATGGTACAACGGGTATTATTACTATTAATAGAAGTGGTATCTATCATTTACCTGCCAGCATTAAAGCTCAAAAGAATTTTGGTTTTTACTGCAATCCTCAAACAGTAACAGAAGAAACTACTATTGAGCAACTTCCTACTTCTATTCTAAAAGACTTTAGTGGTAATAAACACAATGCTTATTTATACGGTTTTAAAGGTAAGTTGAATAGTGGTGTTGGTATTTATGCTCAAGATTTTAAGAATTGGAATTATGGTTCAACTATTAATAATAATATAAGTACAAAATCTTATAACAAATTTCATATAGTTAAAAAGAAAGCTGATAATTGGTTTGGTTTTACTATTGGCATTCCAAAAAATAATTATTATAATCAATCTTATAAACTTAAATTTAGTATTAATAAGAAAATAGATGATATTAAATTTAATGTAGTTAGTACTGATGGTAATTTACAATCTACACGAGTTTATTCGGTTAATATTAATGATGGTAGTATAATCGACGTTCCTATTGTTAGTGAAGAAGTTTTCAATAATAAAGAAGAAACTAATATTTATTATGATTTCGGAACAAATAAGGATATTGAAATTGATGTTGAATTGATAGCGAATTATCCTAATCAACTTTGCTATGATGGCAAATCTTATGCAATTGCTTATAAACTTCCTATTCTAACCGATTATACTGTTATTGCTGATAGAACTTGGTTTGATAAAGAAGAATATAGTGCTTTTGTTTCTAATTCATTAGGTGGCATGGAAGACCCAAGTAATGGAGCTTTTTCCGTAGAGTTAAAATCTTTAAATAGTTTTACAACAATTAGTTTTGGAAGTATAACAAGTATTGGTATACCAGAAAAAGGGATAACTTATCAAACAAAGCAGTCTTATAACGGTAATTCTATCAATGTTGGAACAAAAGAAAGCAATGACATTCTTACTTTAGGGGGTAGATATTTTTATAAAAACGATAATGCCGCTGGAAATACTTGGAATGGCTGTCACGGCGCCATCATAATCGCCGACCGCAGCTTCACCGAAGAAGAGATAAACTGGCTAAAACAAAACTGGGATAAGATATGAGAAACTTTTTAAAATAAAAATGTGATGTCTAAATGTATTTTATTTAATAACAAGAAAAGATGTTTGCCTGGTGCTTATAGCGTAATAGGTAAACGTGAATATTCTCCTGAAATATCGGGGGGGGTATAGTTGATCCTAAACCACCTGAAGAAGATGTGAAAGATGCTCTTTTACTCGTTGATAAGAATCCTATATTACTTACTAACGGTAATTATATTAAACTCGTAAATAACCCTAAAAAATAAATTATGGAATCTAAAGGATTAACAATTGGTAATTTACCTATTAAAAGAATGAAAGGTGGAGAAGCTATTCCAGTCGAACATAATAATGAAAATTATAGTATTACTACTACTGATATATCAAATTATTTTACTGAATATAATTTAAGTGTTATTGCTCCAACAAGTGGTATTGATAATGGAAATAAGTATAATTTTGAGTTAGCATCTGTTGTTATAGAAGATTACGTATTTCAATATAAGACTGGTTATATACTTTCTTTTTATAATAAAGAAAATGTACTTGAACAATATTTATTTTGCAAAAATCAATATAATTTAAAACAAAATTATCTTAAAATTAATGATTTCTATTTAAACCCCAATAATTATATAGGTGTTCTTAAAAAAGGAAATTATGTTAATGAATACGTTATTTTTGAAGGTAATATGTTTGCTGGATTAAACCTTAAAATTAACTTTCAAAAATATAATGAAAGTGGTGCTATTGTTGGGTATAATCAAGATAATGAAATAGTTCTATATATAACAAAATCACCTTTTAATGGAAAAATTCCAGAAAATTTAGTTAAACTTGTTGTTAAATACGAATCTATCAATATATTAGAAGATATTGTTTTAGATATATCTCCTTTAAATCTATATAAATCTATTATAAGGAATCAAGAAAAGATTGATAAAGTTTATAATTCTGTTTTTATTACTCCTAATATTCAATTAAATACAGAAAATACTGCTGGTAATATAGAAGATAGTGTTATTATTGAACAAGGATATAACTCAACATATTATCAAAATAAAACTAAGGAAATACAAAATATTATTATTAAAGGAACTGCAAATCCTTATATGGATAATTATCCATTATACGGTTTTTCTAATACTAAACCTATTGCTGGAATAACATTAGAAAATGTTGCTGTTGCTAAAAAGAAAGGAGAAGTTATTGAACATAAAACGACTATTAATCCAAATCAATATATTTATATTAATGGTAATGAAAATAAGTTATTGTTATTTGAAGAAAAGCCTGAAGAAGAAAAATATGCTTCTGAATTTGATATAATTCGTAATCATAATATTCTTTATAATAAAAAATTTGTTGCTGCTGGAGATAGTTTCACAGAAGCTATTTTTACAGCTTTTACAGATGAAAATGGATTAAAAGGAAAACAAAGTCCTGAGTTTTGGGATGCCGAATGGAATTGTTGGAAAAGTTATGCTTATCATATTGCTAAAAGAAATGAAATGATATTTTATCCCAATGGAGTGTCTGGTTCAACTATTCACGATAACGGAAATGAAAATGCTTTTTGTAAAGAAAGATATAAAAATACTAATAAAATACCTTTAGATACTGATTATTTAATATTAATGTTTGGTTTAAATGAAACCAATCTTGTTACTGATGATAAAATAGGAGATAAAAATAGTGTAGATGATACTACATGGTGGGGAGCATGGAACAAAGTTCTTGAATATTATATAACAAATATGCCTTATTGTAAAATTGGTATTATTATAGCAGATGCATGGTTTCACAAAACATTAAGAGATGAGCTTATTAAAATAGCTAATTATTGGGGTATTCCTTATCTTGATTTAAAAGGTGATTTACAAGTACCTATGATGCTTGATGGTAGATATGATAATTCTATTGTTAATTCTAAAGCTATACAATTAAGAAATAAAGCTTTTCAAACTTCTAATGACGATCATCATCCAAATCCTAAATGTCATCTATACAGAAGTACAATTATAGAAAACTTTTTAAGACAATTATGATGAATAAAAATGATTTTATAGGAGTATTAATATACTTAATTATTACAATTTTCTTTGGTTATAAGATGTCATTCTTAACATTATTTATAAAAGAAAATTCTGACAGATGTCATTATTACAATGGTAAATGGAACAAGAAAGACCTAATTTTAGGATGTAGTTCGATTTTAATCGGACTTTTAATAAAACAATTTTTATTATGAGTACTTACAAAGTAGGTTATAATTGGGTAGTAGACGAAATGAAAGGATTTCGTCTCTACCTTTCACAGATTGAAAAGAGACTTTTTATTTCCAAAGAAGAAGTAAAGATGATTGAAGAGTATCTTGAATATCCTAAAGGAGATATTCTCGTTCTTATTCCTGGATATAATATTTCTTGGTTTGGTAAAATGAAACTTGTTGAGAAATTTAAATCTAATAATGAAGATACTACTAAACAAGTATCTGTCAATAAAGATAAGCCTTTATGGAAAATGTATCAGATGGATTTTCGTTGTGGTAGAGTTTATATGATATCTTGGCAAGTATTTGTAGACTTTTTAAATGAAGAACATCTTGATTTTCCTAAATATATGAATGTTTCTCAGAGGAGTAAGAAAGATAAAACTCTCAATGAATTACTTTATAGATAAAATAGTTTTCATTCGTTTTATATAAGATTAATATTATGAGTAGAGAATTTGCAACAAGAAATCTTATTCACGAAAAAATACCTGAATTTCCAGGAGGTTCAGATGCGGATATATTTTTGACAAAATCTGAAATAATGCAACAAACATCTCTTGTTAATGTAATAGATAGTAGAGATAATGAAATTCCTATTATGGATAATGTTGTAAAATCTTCTATTACATTTACTGCTGATTTGATGAATGTAAAATTACCCCAAGATACTTCAGGTATACTTATTGCAATCATTTCTCAAATTAATGGTCAATATGCAGATTGGTCTGTAGAATCAGTTTCAGATTATTTTAATGCATCTAAGCGAGATAATAATAGACTCGTTATCAGTGCAAAAGAAAATCAAACTACAGAATATGAAAAAAGAGGTAGTGTAGTTATCGTTCAGAGTGCATCAGGACAGAAACTTGAACTTTCTGTTACTCAAGTTGCTGGTAAGGTTACTTATGAATATGTTTTTTTCTATTGATCCTACTTCAGGTACAATATCTGCAAATGGTGGAGATATTCAAGTTAATATCCAATCTTATAAAAAGAAATATGTAAATAATGTGTATACAGGTTCCAATCTTTCTGTAGGATTAAGTATTGGCTATTTGAGTGGTGATAATTTCAATTCTATTAATAGAGAAGGATTACCTTCCTATGTAATAATTAGTTCTGGTGAAAATCAAAATGAACGTGTACTTTCAGAAATAGATAGATTTACTCAAGATGAGAGTGGTAAAACTATAGATTTTACATTCAATCAAGAAGCTGCTGTTATTACATATAAGTACACTTTCATTGTCAATCCAGCGTCTTTTAGATGGGCGAATAGCGAATATACTACAAAAAAAATCTTACGTTGACTCAATTAAAGTCAAATATAGAAACGGTAATTATGTATCACGAGAATCAGTTGGTTATTCATTTAATGCTTTTGGATTACAAGCTTTTACTGCAAAACTTGTTAATGATACTATAACAATTAGTAGAGTAGGTGGATCGACTGGTGTTGTAGAAAACATATTTTTACAACAAGATGAATCAAAAACACAACGAAGTATATCACTTGAAGTTGAACGAGTATAATATAAAAGGACTTTTTTGACGTTATATCTTAAAAGTCCTTAATTTATCATCATTTTGGAGATAAACGTTTGTTATCTCCAAAATAAGATGGACCTTTACAATATCAAACAAAGAGATAGTATTAACCGATTAAAAATTAAGAAATTATGAAATCTTATACAATTTGTTTTAGTGAACCAGTTTGCTTCAAGTATATAGATAATAAATCTAATAAAAAAGTTGAAAAATGGGATGATACATTTACTTTTTACTCTCTTATTCCTGCAAAGAAACTTATTAAAGCCAATCTTGATAAATATAAAAGTTCTTGTATAATAGAATATAAGAAAATGGGGATTGGGAAAAATCTTGGAGAAATCGATATTAAAAAAAGATTAAATAAAACTTTTCAATAATAATAAAATCGCTAAAGAACTTAGGAGTAAGTGTTAATTATAACATATTCTAAATTCTTTATATAAAACGAATAAAAACAGGAGAAATTCAAGTATATTTTATTAACTAATTAAAAATTTAAATTATGTTTTCAACTTATTACTATTCATTCGTTACAATTTGTGCTTTTTGGAGTATAGCAGGATTAATCTTTCTATTATGGGCTATAGGTCAATACGCTAAAAGATTAAATCGTGATCAAGGAAGTTGGATTTTCATTGCAATTGTATTTTCACCAATTATTGCTTTCTTAAGCCTTTATATGGTAGGCGAAAAGAAAATCGATGGAATAATAACAAATCGTACTTCTACATCATCTTCTCGAGAAAGTGAAGAAGAAATTCAGAAAAAAGAATCAAATGAACTTTCAGTTCTTTGGTTTGTTGTCTTTATGGCTTTAGCGTTAATCTTGGTATTATCGTTATAACCTCCTATTTATGCGGGTTTGGGAGAGATTAAACTCTATTATATCCCTTATAGGATAAGGGGATTTAATACTATTATTCTTTTTTATTAGGAATATGAGAAAGATAAGAAATCCTATTACATAGAATTATGTTATATAATAAGGTTTCAGAATTCTCAAACCTGCATAAATAGTAATATTGAAGGTAAAATAAAGAATAAATGAGAGTGACAGAGATTTGTACACTATCGATTGTAGATATGAAAAAAGGTAGTATCTTTACACTCAGAAAGCCGCGAGGCTTGATATATTAGATATATAAATTTGTTTTTGTTTTTAAGTAAAGAAATTAATCTGAGTAAAGCGTTACTCAGATTTTCTTTTTATAGGTTGTAGATTGAAGAATTCTATTTATCTTTACAGCACTTAAATAAAAACAAATTTATTATGACAACAAGAAAATATAATATAGCCGAAAAGCAAGTTTTTAAAATCCTGATGTTGGTTTCAGGAATGGTTGAAGATTATCCTTGCAGAAAATTCTCTTCTAAGAATGAATTAATTAATCTCATTTCTAACGAGCTAATGTTATCTATAGATAAGGTGAAGAAAATCTTATCAGAGTTCATCTATTTTCATAATTTTGTAAGATTGAAGAATAAAGAAGGAGAAATCTATGTTGAAATCCTAAGAGAAGATCCTTTGCCTGACGAACAAAGTGAATGGAAAGATGAAAACGGTGATTATAAATATTATAAGAATAAAATTTATTTTCATAACCTCACTAATTCAATGAGAGCTACTTTTAAAATTAAAGATGAATTATATCATTTTGGTATAGAAGAATTAGAAGTAATTGAATGTCTTATAAGTGCAAAATACGGAATAACGAAATACATCCTACCTGTCAAAGAAAACGATAATCCATTTGAAAAAGCAGAAAAAACAGCGTCTAAATTCCAACATTATGAAAGCGTAGAATACATTGCATCAAAAACAGGATTAACTATATATAAAGTAAGAAATATACTGCATAAATTCGAAGAAATAAGTCAAAGAATACCACAATTAAAGAAATATTTTAGATATAGAGATAAAACTCGTAATGACGAAACAATACGTAAGCATAAAGGAACAAGAACAAAGACAATATTTTCCCCTAATAGTAGAAAAGAACTTAATAAGGCACTGAATATTTTACTTGAACATTTTCATATTAAAGTAGAGCGAAGAATAGGTTCTATACATAAGAGCAAGAAATTGATATATGATAGAAAAGGTTATAATGGTGAATGTGCGAAAAATAATATTGAAAATAAATTGAAATTTATCAAAGATCCTTGTTATAGAGCGTATTATAGAGTTAAAGCACAATTATATAAGATAGATTCAGATTGTATTGGAGATGAAATAATTTCAAGAAAAATCGTAAGAATAATCGATGAATTCTATAGGAATGATATGTTAGATGAATTGATTGAAATAGAAGAAATCCTACTATATAATCACGTTTTATTAAATGTTTTAGAAAAAGTTCAATCAATACAAAGAAAATATAAGGCCACGAATAAAACAAGAATTCTGATGTAATCGTTTGAGATACGTAAATTTATGATTACTTTTATGCAATAAATTTAAAATTACGTATTATATGGATATCAGAGAATATACGAGAGATGAGTTCAATAAATTTATTGAACAACATAATCTCGAATCTTTCACTCATAATCAAGTTGACGCTTTTTCACATGATATAGTAGAAAAAGCGCAAAAGAATGAATTGAATGATTTTGAGATTTATTGTGCAGCAGCAGAATATGAAATGCTTGAAAAAGCAATTGTGGTTGAGAATGATTTGACTAAGAGTCTTGTCTATTATAGACCTATTCAAGTAGAAGCAGTAGAAATACCTGATGGTATTTTCAAGTCTATAAATGACAAATCCTCTCTTCGTTACAAAGAGACTCCTTTGAATATATTGAAAGGTATTGTTGGTATCAATTGTGCGGATGAAGATGCAATTGAAAAAGCAAAAGCACTTCCTATTGGTACAGAGAAAACCTATGGTGGTAAACTTTATATTAAGACAGATAAAGGTTGGAGATTAAAGACAAAAGGTACTCGTAGTGCTGCTAAACAAGAAACTGATAAAACACCAGATGATTCTTCAAAAGAAAACAAGGTTCAACATGAAGGTAAAACTTTCAATAAAATACTTTGGGATAAAGTAAACGAAAATGCTGGAAGAATTCTTTCTGAAAGTGGTGTTCGTTATGATAAGGTATTCCCTATCCGAAGAAGTGGAGATACATTTGTAATTCCTTATTTAGGAAAGGGAGCAAAAAATCCTTCAACTGTTCTTTATACTATGGATGGATCTCATGCTTTGGGTGCAAGTAGTTCTAAAATTATAAAAAAGCTTGCTGAAGAAGCTCGAAAAGAAGAAAAAGGTTTGTGATAAAAATAAATTAAAGAAAGATGAATAAATTAAGATCTTATCTATGTAGTTTTTACTTTCCAATCTTTTTAAGTTTACCTTTATCACTTGTTTCAACAACACCTTTTATAGAGAAATATATTTTTAACGATTGGGAGTTTTTAAAGTATTTAATGATACTTATTATTTTAGATACTTTAATCAGTTGGGCTTATCATTTGAAAATTAAAGATTTTTCTTCTAAAGGATTTTCAATGATTTTAACAAAATTATTGATATATAGTTCAATTCTTATTGTAGCTCATATTATTGGTAATTTTACTATTAAAGGAGGAAATGTTGAAATTTACACTTGGTTTAATTCTGTAGCATGTAATGCTTTAATTATAAGAGAATCGATTTCTATTATAGAAAATGCAGCAAAGATAAATCCTAATTTAGTACCACAGCGAATTAAAAAGTATCTTGCTGATTTCGATGAGAACGGTTCTAAGAAAGAGAAAAATAGAATTTAAAAACATTTAATTTAAAAATTTAAGATTATGAGACTTTATAGATTTATAGACGAAGATAAAAATATTGACACAGTAGTTGTAACTGACGGTAGTTGTGATCAAAAAAGAGTGTTTATTACTGAAATAAGAGGGATCGTTTCCCCAGGTGATGTTAGTGCTACCGAAGAACAAGTAGAAGGAAGTAATGAACTTTTGAAACTTGGATTTCCTTGGAAAGTAGGACATTCTGTAATGCATCAAGAAATTGTCGATTTTGCTGAAACAAAAGGTTTGACTCTTGAAATTACTCCTCAAGGTTTAAATGAACTTGTTGGTGTAGAAGGAGAATGGAATAGAGATGACGAATGTGTATTGACAATTAGAACTTCTATTCCTTCTAAAAAAGAAGTTGAGATTCACTTTCCTAATACTGTAACATTGAACGAATCAGCAGGTCGTTATGGAAATATTCGTGGTGATAAGAAAGGATTGATTGCTATTCTTAAATCACGTGAAACTGAAATGACATTTTCTTTAGAAGATTTAGGTCTTGCAGCAAAAGAAGATTTAAATGTTGTTGTTACTGCTGAAAGTGGAATTCAAAAATTCGAATTAACTGCTAAAAAATAAAGTTTATGTTGAGACTTTTATTTACAACTCAAGATAAATCTAAACAACTGACTGTTATTACTGATGGTATAGACAGTCAGTTGAACGTATTCGTCACAGAAAATACTGTTGGCGATATAGATTATTTCAAATCCTTAGGTATAATGATTTTACCTGGACATATATATAATATAGGTACATTGAAAGAATGGGCTTTCAATAGTGCTCTTATTCTTATTTCATATCCTGAAGGATTAAATGAAGAAGCTCAAATTCTTGTTGATATAACAGAAGAAATAAGATATACATTTACTGCTAAAACTACTAAATTATCATTTCCTAATACAGGAGGCGATGAAGAAGCTGTTGTTACTTCCTATAAACAAAAGTATATAAATGGTAAACCTTCAGGAAGTCAAACTGCATTAGAAGTTACTTTTGAAACTACTTCACCTTATTCGGTAAGTAAAGGTGGTACTGTAACTATTTCTGAAAATCCTACAAATCAAGTTAGAAATGGTAACTTAAAGATAACTCAGAAAGAAAGTAATAAAATCCTAAATATTTCTCTTACGCAAGCAGCTTCTAAAGTAAGTTACAATTACTCTTTTACAGTTAATCCTAAAGAATTGACATTTGTTAATACAGGAGAACTTAAAACTGTAGATGTAACACATACTAAACAGAAGTTGGTTAATGATAAACCTTCGGGTTCACCGATTAAAGTTGCATTTGATGTAGAAATAGCAGGAGTAGGTTTTAGTTACGACATTATTGATAGTGGTGTAAACGTTACAGTCAGTGAAAATCCTGGAACTTCAAAAAGAATAGGAACAATTACTATTTCTTCACAAGAAAGTGAAAATTCAACTACTGTCAATCTTTCTCAGAATGCTTCTGTTATAACTTATGATTATACAATCACAACAAATCCTACAAGTTTATCTTTTGTTAATACAGGCGAAACAAAAGCATTTACTGTAAATTCTAAGAAGCAAAAGAAACTTAATGGTAAAAATAGTGGTAATCCTACTGATGTTGGATTTTCATTTGTTGTAAATGGAACAGGATTTTCAAAAGGTTCAGGTAATAATGTAATTGCAGCAGAAAATGCTACTGAAACTCAAAGAACTGGAAGTACAGTGATTACTCAAAATGAAAGTAATAAAATAGCTACTATCAATTTGAGTCAAGCTGCAGGAACAGTTACTTATGAATATACATTAGATACAGATCCTGATGCGTTAAATTTTGTAGCAGCAGGTGAAACAAAAACATTTGGTGTTTCAGCTAAGAAGCAAAAGAAGATAAATGGTAAGAATTCTGGAGCAGCTTCCGCTGTTAATTATACTACAGTAGTAAGTGGAGACGGATTTACAAAAGGTTCGACAGAATATTCTGTAGTAGCTGCTGTAAATTCAACAACTACCCAACGTACAGGTCAAGCTGTAGTAACAATGAGTGAAGGTAATAAAACTGCTACTGTAACATTAACGCAAGAAGCTGGTGCATCTGCATAATAGTTGATAAAATGGGAAAAAGAAAAAGAATAAATATAAAGGAAAAGTCAGGCTTTAATAGCCTGACTGACCTTTCGTTAGATGAATTAAATAGATTGCAAAAATCAATACCGTATGCATTTCAAAGTAAAATACAAGCATCTTTAAATTCAAACAATCCTGAGGAGATTATGAAAGCAAACCTCTATTTAGGAGAAATAACGCCTAATTCAGGAAGAATTCAATCAGTCTTTTTCGACCCTAACGATCTCTCAGGAAACGGTAAAGGATTTAAGGATTCAAAAGGTATTTTATCTTTTGAAGTTCTCCGTAGAATGGGTAATATTCATATAATTCGTTCTATAGTTAATACACGTATCGAACAAATACAGAATTTCCTTCATTTCTCAGAAGATGATCAAAAAGAAGGATTTACTATAAGAAAAAAGACCTCTTTATTTAAAGAAGAGAAGAAGGAAATTTCAAGTGCTGAAAAAAAGAAAATTGAAGAGATTGTCGAATTTTTGATGAATAGTGGATTTAATGAGAAATGGGATAATATTGACGATTTTCAAACATTTGTTCGTAAAATAGCTTTTGATAGTCTTACTTTAGATCAACTTGCGTTTGAAGTTGTAAGAGATAAAGGATGGAATATTAAAAAATATAGAGCAGTAGATGCATCTTTAATTCGTTTTTTAGATAGTGTTGATCCTAAACAAAGAGAACGATTAGAAGATTATCGTTTTAAAGGTTATTTACCGAGATTTTGTATGACGTGGGATGAACAAATTCTCATCAATCCTACGACTAAAGAACCTATACTTTATTATCCTTGGGAACTTGGATTTGGTATTAGAAATAAATCTTCTGATATTAGAAAGAATGGATATGGCACATCTGAACTTGAAATATTAGTTGAACTTATTACAGGTGTATTATGGAGTATTCAATACAATATGAATAACTTCTCAATAGGTTCAACTCCTAAAGGATTTATCAATGTTAAGAATACGAATATATCTGATTCAAATTTGAATGAATTTAGACAAGCGTGGAGTCAAATGATGACGGGCGTTAGAAATGCAAAGAGAACTCCTGTCATCAACGGAATTGATCTTGAATGGATTGATTTGGACAAATCGAATCGTGAAATGGAATATCAAGAATGGGCTCAATTTCTTGTTATTATGGTTTGTTCTGTATATAGAATTGATCCTTCTGAATTAGGCTTTTCATTCAAAAATCAAGCACAATTATTTGGTCAAGATGGTCAAAAAGCAAGATTGCAACATAGTAGAGAGAAAGGTCTCAAACCTATTTTGATTTTCCTTGAAAATATTATTACAAAATACATTGTAAGTGAAATTGATGAAGATTATGAATTTGTATTTACAGGTATAGAAGTTGAAGATGAAGAAACTCAAGTAAATCTTGATAAAACAAAACTTGAATCGGGTATGGTTTCTATGCAGGATATTTTTAAGAAGTATTCAGGTAGAGAATTTGATCCTGAAAATGATATTATTCTCAATCAAGTTTATCAGCAAGCTCAATCGTCAAAACAGCAACAAGAAATGTTTGGAAGTTCAGTACCTGGAGAAATGAATGAAGAAGGTGTATCTCAAGATGAGAGCGAAAATCCGTTTGACAAATACAAGTCAATTGATAATCCTATTATGACAGCAGCATTTGATTATATTGGTAAAAATTTTGGTAAATGATTATGAACCATCTTATTAAAAGAATAAAAGGTGTTGACGTACAACAAATGTCTAAAGAATCAAATGTTATTCGTCACGTTAAAGATCCTATAAGATATCCAAAAGTTCAATGTTGTTATGAAGGATTAGCTCAAGTAATGATAGCTACCCAAACAAACAATATGATGAATTCATTGACTGAAGAAATGTTGAAATTAATAAAATGATATTCACTCCTAACGAAATACAAAAACTATTTGGTATTATTGATTTTCGTTTAGCTAAAATCATTGCCGATGTTCTTGGAGTTAATCAACTTACTCCTGAGGATAAAATACTACTTGAAAGAAATAAAGTTGAATGGAGAAAAGAATTAGGAAAAGTTTCTCCATATTATCAAGCTTATTTATTTGGTAAGTTATCAGGTGTTTTATCGCCATCTCAACTTCAAAGTATAGATTATAATGATTTTTCTCAGTATATAGAAAGAAAACAATTCAAAACACTTTCTAATACTGAGAAAGCTATGTTTAATGCAGCCGCAACTCGCTCTTATGCTTATATAAAAAGTATGGGTTCAAGAATGAAGGATATCATAAATAATACTGTATCACAAGAAGAGATAAAGTTACTTACTGAACAACAAAGAATACTTGAACATACTACAATCAAGAAAGAAATGATTGAAGGAGTTCTTAAGAAGAAATCAATCCAGAGTATTGTAAGTGATATAGGACATTCACTTGAAGATTGGAATAGAGATTGGGGTAGAATTGTTGAGACAGAAATGCAGGGTATTTATCAGATAGGTGTTGCTCAACAAATTATGGAGAATTATGGAGCAGAAGCACTTGTTTATAAAGAAGTTTACCAACAAGCATGTTCTTCTTGTATTCATGCTTATACAACTCAAGGTATTGGATCAAAACCAAGAATTTTTAAATTAATTGATCTTATAGCTAATGGTGATAATATAGGATTAAAAAGAAAAGATTGGAAACCTGTTTTAGGACCGCAACATCCATTTTGTTATGATGAACAAACTGAAGTTTATACAGATCAAGGATGGAAGTTATTTACTGAATTAAATCAAACTGAGAGCTTTTTATCAATGAATCTTGAAAATAGAGAAGTTGAATTTGTAAAAGCAACGAGATACGTTAATCAAATTTACAAGGGATTAATGTATTGTAGAAAGAATAAAGATATTGATCTAATGACCACTCCTAATCATTTTCATGTATGTAAGACGAGAAATGGTATTGAGTTAATTAAAGAGATTGACCTCTATAATTGTTCTCTTGTAGCACTTGATTTCAAATCAGAGGAAAAATTTGGATTTAAATATATCAAAAGTTCGAAAGTAAAACCTATATTTAAAATGTATGAAGGTTTTATCTGTGATGTGGAACTTGAAAAATATCATACTTTATTTATAAGAAGAAATGGTAAAGTATGTATTTCAGGAAATTGTAGATGTAATCTTCGTCATATTCCTAAAGGATATGTTTGGGACGAAGAATTAAAGACATTCATTCCTCCTAAAGATTATAAAAGAAAAATACAAAGAGAAAGTAAGGTTAGGATTTACGTTGGTGATAAAGAATTTATTGTTTAAAAAGAAGATATATGAAAGGCTTTAATTCGGGTTTCGTTGAAATTCAAACATTTGAAGGTGAAAAATTCTTAAAGGATTTAAGACCGGGTGATTTAGTTATTACAAGTGATAAAAAGTACAATCGAGTTTATTCGATAGAACAATCATTAACATCTGTAGATGAGGATATTTACGATATTCATTATCATACAGACAAAGAAGGTGTTTTAGAAAGAATTTCAGGTGATACAATTCTCTATTTAAATAGCGCTAAAGGAATTAGAGTTAAAGATTTGAAAAAAGGAGTAAAAATCAAATATCTTGGTGGTAAAAATGCTGTTGTTGATAGAATTGAAAGAATGGATACTATCAATAAAACGTTGTACAGTATAAAGTTTATAAAGAAAAATTCTACCTTTTATATCAATAATATATGTATAAAAGGGGATTGATATAAAAATATATTGTAATTTTAAACAGAAATTAATATTATAGCTATGAATATAAAAAAGTTTTTAGGTCTTCAATCAAAAGAAGATAAGATTCAAGAATATAGACAATTACTTGAAAAATCCTATAGAAACTCTTTAAGAGTAGATGAGCTTGCTGCAGAATTTTCAGAGCAAAATAGCGTTTTGAAAAGTATCTCAATTTTAAGTGATGATGATAGAAAGGAAGTTGAGGAACGTAATAAGAAATTCATTTCAGATCATGTTAAGAATATCTCAGACGTTTATAAAGAGAAAACTTCTATTGAGAAGTCTATGAAGAAACTTGAAAGCGAAGATGAAATTGCAGATATCTTGAAAGATATAAAATCTTTGTATGATTTTAAGAGAATGTACAAAAGCAAACGAATTTCTAAATCAGTTTACAATGATATTCTCAAATCTAAAACAGGCAAGATACGTTATGCAGATGTTTTACTTTTTAGAGGTTCGAAATTGTTGATTCTTCAAAGAGCAGGAGATCAAGGTAATCATACAGATGAATGGTGTATTCCTGGAGGACATGTTGATGCTGGTGAAGATTTTCGTACTGCAGCACAACGAGAATTACTTGAAGAAACTGGTATAGACATTCCTGAAGATATCCTTACTGAAGTAGCTGTTGCAACAGGTAAGGATTTTGAAATTCACTATTTTATAGGTCATGTAAGTGAAGAAACTCCTGCTTTTGTAGTTGTTGATTCTGAAGAAGAAATTGGAAGTGCTTGGATTGAACCAGGAACAGAGTTAGATGATTATGAATTCATTTTTGACATGAAAGATAATCTGAAGAAAATTCTTGGTTTTGAACAAAAACCTTCTAATTTTATCAAAATCCAAAAAGCATTCTTTAACGGAGAGATTTCAGAAGAAGTATTCAAATCTTATTGCAAGCAACATCCTGAAGAAATTGAAAAAGCAAACAATAAGACTTACTTTTCTCATAAAGAAAGAATGGATCTTGCAGAAAGAGGTGAAGCTATGTCTAATGGCAAATATCCTATTAGAAATTCTCAAGATTTGAAAGATGCAATTCGATTGGTAGGAGCTTCAGATATGCCTGAAAGTAAAGTAAAAGCTTGGATAAAAAAAAGAGCAAAGGAATTGGGACTTGAAAGTGAACTTCCTGAAGATTGGATTGAAAAAACAATGTCTTGTGAAGATGTTGCTCCATTGCAAAAAGAAGATCTTAAAGAAGATGCAGTAGGACCTCAAGGTGACGGTATTACTGAGAATGAAATTGAAAAAGCTGTAGACGGATTTAAACTTTTGATTGATTTTAATGATTTAGATCAAGCTCAAGTATTAAAATCATTAATTAATGAAATGAAAGAATCTGGTAAACTTGATATTAATAGTGTTATCGATCAACAAGAAGAAATTGAAAAATCTTGGGGTATTGATAATATTAGAGAAGAAGCTTGGAGTGATCCTTCTTTAGACGACGGTTCTCAGATTGAAAAAGCGAGAAAAGGTTATCCAGTTGGTACAGAAAAGACTTATAATGGTAAACAATATGTTAAAACTGATAAAGGTTGGAGATTAAAGAAAAAAGAAATGACTCCACGTGAACGTTTTGAAAAAGAAAAGAGTGAGAGATATTCTGGAATGGACAAACGTTCTCTTGAGATTGCTGAAAGTATTGCAAAGGATATTCTTAATGAAGGTCTTATAGATGAAGATACAAATGAATTAACAATGTCTCATGTTATCAAACCTAAAATTGATAAAATGATTAATGAATATACTAAAGGTTGGGGTATAAAAGCATCTGAATTAAAACCTGGAGAAGTTGTTCATATTAATGAATTTCCTACAAGTGCAAAACTTACTTATAAAGGTGAAGAAAACGGTAAATACGTTTTTGAAAGAGAAAATGGTGAAATCGAAAAAGTAAGGTCTAAATCAAGAGTTTTTCATAGAGATGATCAATTGATTGATAAAACTGCAGTACAATGGAAAGTAAGAGATATTCTTAATAAAAAGAGAACAAATTGGTTTAATAAATCTGAAAACATAGATGTTGAAAAAGCAAAAGATTTGATGTACGGTGTTTTTGCAGACTATGCTAATTTTCTTGAAGGAGTAAAAACAAGAGTTAAGAATATTCATTGGGGAGAATTAGATAATTCTAAACATGTTTATCTTGATGATTTGATCGACGAATTACTTGACTACGAAGATAAAATAATGGAAGCTGGTCAAAGTGGTTTTGGTCGTTTTGGAGATGGAGAAATCAACGGTGAAAAAATTGAAGAAAACGATCCGATTAAATTGATTGATTTGATTATTGAGCGTACAAAAGATTTCCACGAAGTTATTGAAGATAATATCGATTACATTGGTGAAATGTCATGGATAGAAGATTTTCTTGCAACATTGAAACAAACGAAATATCGTTTACAACTTCATTAAAATTTGTAAGATAGTCTTGAATATCATTGTACTGCGGGGTTGACTTTGCTGAGGACAATAATTCAAGACTATCTTCTATTTCGTTAATAATTCAATAAGAAATTTATGTTGAATGGTGAAAACTTGAAGAATGATATAATAGGTTCATTTGATGATCTGATGAAAGCTCGTAGAGCTTCTGTTGGTGAGATAAGAGTATGGAGTGACGGGAAGAAGTATATCAAGACTCTTAAAGGTTGGATTCCTACTGAAAAAGCATCTTCTTATAGTAAGAAAGATGTGATTTGGCATGAAAATAAGTTTGGTGAAAATTATTCTGAATACGCAGGCAAACCTAAAGAAGCACTCGATTTTCTAATTGACAAAAAGAGTGGTCAAGTTAGAAATGCTTGGGAAAGAGATGATATTGGAGATATAGATATTGTCTATGGTAAGAAAGCGTTTGGCTTGAGACATATCATAGGAAAACATGTAGGTATAACAGAAGATGGAAAAGAGAAAGATTTCAAAGATGAGAAAGAATTAATCTCTACTATTGACAAACTTCTTAGAGAAGGTGAATTAATAAGAGATTATATTGATGAAAATGGGTTTAGAAAGAGAATTTTATCTCTTGGGAAACATACTTTAGTAATTACACAGACGATTGTAGTGGACAATGAAGATAATTTCAAAGAGAAAAGATGGATTGTGACTTCTTATGATCCTACACGAACAATGAAAGAAAAGGGTATAAAGAAAGCGATTTCCGAAGAAATCGCCTTAGAAAAGGAAGTAATAGACAGTCATTCCTTGTCTATCCAAAGGAAGAAGGATGCACCTTTAGTTGCTTACTCTTCACCTTCCTTTTCACTGCCTAAAGATACGACTAATACGAATGATATGCAACAATTTATGGACGAAATTATAGAAAAGAGTAAGAAAGGTGCACCTATTGGTACAGAGAGGACCTACAGTAATGGTAAGACTTATGTTAAAACTGAAAATGGTTGGAAACCAAAAAGTGGTGCTAAGAAAACTAAAAAAGAAGATGATCAAACAGAGAAAACATCTTCTAAAGTAAATGATGTAAATTCTTATGCTTCTAAAGCAAGTGACGAACAACTTCAAGCAGCAATAAATGATAAAGATGCTTCACCTGAAATTAAACAAGCTGCACAAGAAGAGTTGAGTAAAAGAAATCCTAAAAAAGAGGATGATGGTTCTGATAAAATAATCGATACTTTACAAAAACTTTTGGATGCGCAAAAGAAAGGTGAACTTAAACTTGGTGAAGAGATGTTAAATCAAATCAAAGAGAAGTTGAAAACTCTAAAACAGAAGAAATCTGAAAGTGTCACTGAAGAAACTTTAAATAAGAAACTTGATAAATTGAAAGAAGATATTTCATCTAAGATAGATGAAAAACTTGATAAATTGAACGGTTTTAAAAAGATTACTCAGACTTATGTAAAAGTTGATGGACAAACAATTGTTCTTAATATGAAAGGCGAAGATCGTTATAAGGCTAAAAAAGGTAAGTTTTATATGGAATCTGAACCTAAAGAATCTCTTGTTGAATTTAAAAAACGTGTTAAAGAGGCTTTTGAAAATAAATTGAAAGAATCTGAAAAGGAAGGTGTTCAAAAACAAGAAAAAGTTGAGGAGAAAATAAATAAACCTGTTAAGAAAATGCAAGTATTTAATTCTGCAGGTCAACTCTTTTTCGGTAATACAACACAAGCGTTAGAGGGAGGATCGGATGTTGAATTTACAAAAGATAACGTTACATTTAGATTATCTTCTATTGATAAAGGAAATGATACTATATATACGTTAAAGAATCAAGATACGGGTGAAGAGATATCTTGGGAAAATAGTCTTATTAGATTGAAATTTAAAATCAATGAATTGACAAAAGACGACTCTTCTAAATCTACTACTTTACATTTTGAAAACGTAGAAGAATTTAAAGATTATGTTTCAAAACGAAATTCTGCAAAGGGAAATTTAACAGAGGATCAATTGGATAGATTTAATAAAGTATTTAAAGAATTAGAACAAAATATAAATTCTATAGAGGAAAGGAATTTAGGTTTCATTAGAAACAATATAAAAGATTCGAATTATCGATATTTATTGGATGTATATGCAAAAGTAAATCCCAGTATGAAAATGGCTATGAATAAAGAATTGATAAAATCTGGTTGTTTACCTATTGCAAATGGTATGTTATATTCAGAATATAATGGTAAAGATTATAGACATTTTACTGAAGAAAACGAATCGAAACTTTTTTATAAAGCTGATAGAAATAGAACTAATGAAACAGAGAAGAAGGCGTTAGATTTCTACAAAGGAGAAGGTTATGTAGGAATAAGAGAGTTTAACCTTGGTAAATCAGAGAATTCACAATTTAGTCAAATGTCTTCTATCATTTCATCTTTTATAGATAAAAATCCTCTTGAAGATAATTTGGTTTTGAATAGAAGAATGGATGTTAATACAATATCAGATATAAATGCATTAAATCAATGGATAGGAGCAAATGTCGGTGATGTTATAGAAGATAAAAGTTTTACTTCATTTTCTTTACGACAACTTACTAATTTTGGTGACGATCTTCAAGTTACTCTTTTAGCAAAGAAAGGTGATAAAATTTCTAATATCAATAATCCTTATGAAACAGAATATTTAGCTCAAAAGAATTCGAAATATAAAGTTATTGCTAAAGGAACCAATTCAATTGTAGTCGAAATTGTATAATTTTTATAGCAAAAGTTGTATATGTGGTCTAAAAGGTGTATCTTTAGATAATTAAAAAGATAGATTATGAAGAAAGAAGAAAAAAAATCAGTTCATCTCCGTTGGAATGATGCAAGTGGTGTAAGCATTATTCATAGAGCAACTAATGAAGAAAGAAAAAAGGCAACTGATGAAATGGTTGACATTGCGATTAGAAATATTGAGAAATTTATCGATAATGAGAGAAAAAATAAAAAATAGTATTAGAGCCTATATTATAGGTGATACACTTGGAGTTCCTTTTGAATTTAAAAAAGAAGGTTCTTTTTATTGTAACGATTTTTCCTCAGGAGGGTTTCATAATCAAATAGAAGGAACTTGGTCGGATGATACATCTGTTTTACTTTGTTTAATTGATGCTTTATCTAATGAAGGTAAGACTGCTCTTTGGAAATTCAAACAATTCCAGAAAAACTTATATTTATGGTATAACGATGTAGGTTTTAATGCTGGTAGTTATTGTTTTGATATAGGAGGACAAACATGTCAATCAATTATGCAAAGAGGATGTAAAGAAAGTGATAGAATGGGAAATGGAGCCTTATTTTATTCTCTTCCTATAGCTATAGCCACTCTGAATGATTCCGATGATTATACAAGAAGAATCTTCAAAATGTTTTGTAGTTATACTCATAATAATGACAATTGTTTTAAGTTTGGTTCTGATTTTTGTTGCGTACTTAAAAAATTGTTACGAGATTTACCGACAGAAAATCTTGAAGTAAATGATTATCAAAATGCTGGCGATGTGATAAATACATATAACCTTGTGATTGATAATTATTTAGCTCAAGAAAATAAAAATTCGACACTTTTTGAAGATTTATGTTGTATTGTAAATCTTGGTGAGGATACAGATACTAATGCAGCTATTTTTGGAGCTATTATGGGTACAAGAAAGAAAGTATTAGAAAAAGATTGGATAAGAGTGAGGAGATATAAAGAGATTGATGAAGTAATCGATAAATTTTTAGATTCGGTGATTAAGTAAAAATATAAAATGTTTGAAGTAGGTTCAAGATTTAATTTTTTCACAGAAGCAGATTTTTTAAAGTCTGATTTTAATCCTTTAGATTATCCTGTAGGTGATGATAGAAGGTATGAAAAGATGATCTTCGAAGGATTAGCTTCAGATGCATCTGAGGATAGTGAAGGTGAATCAATGGAACCAAATGGTTTTATTATTGACCGTTTTTTAAAACATGGATTAATCAATCTTGATCACTTAACAACAAGATCCCCTATAAATAAATCTCGTTTTTGGATTGGCAATCCTTTATCAGCAAAAGTTATCGATAATAAGTTTTATGTAAAATGTCAATTGTGGAAAAAATCTCCTGAAGCAAGAGCTTTTTATGATAAGGCTTTAGAGATGAGAGAATCTGGTGCAGATCGTAAACCTGGATTTAGTATTGAAGGCAAGGCATTAGAAAGAGATAAGAACAATCCTAAAAAAATAAAGAAAGCTCTTATTACCAATCTTGCAATGACGATGACACCTGTTAATGCTAATACCTTTGCTGATTTAGTAAAGGGTAAACAAACGAAGGATTATATTGATTGTAATTTTGAATCTGATAAAGATTTTGAAACTACGCAAATTCTTCTTGAATTAGAAAGAGATGGTCAATTAATAACTATAGATAAAGATTTTAAAATCAAAATTTCAAAGCTATCACCTAAGAAAGATGAAATCTTTAAAAATCTTTATAAAAGTTATTTAGAGGGACATATATCTATCGATATTTTGAAAGATTTTATTCAAAATTCGATGAAATAATTTGATATCTGAAACATAGTTTTTATTTTTACGTAAACAAATAATTTTTAGACAATATGAATGAAAAAATTTTAAAAGATCCTACAGTTCAACTTTTGAAGAGTGTAGGTTTTTCAGATGATTATATTTTGAAAGGAATCGAATCAGGCGAAATTATTTTGAAATCTGAAGATGCAGCAGGAGCTCACGAATCTGAAACAAAACAGGAAGACGATATCAATAAGCTCGAGAAAGAAGCTGTTGAGAAAGAAGAGAAGGTTAAAGAAGATGAAAAAGAAACTGCAGAAAAGATTCAGAAATCAATTGGGGATTCTTTTGCAAAATCTATTAACCCTCTATTTGAAAGTTTGCAGAAATCAATCGAAGGATTGAGAGAAGATGTTAAAGCTCTAAAAGAACAGACTCCTTCTTTCCGTTCTGAAGGTTTGGTAAATCTTTCTGCAATTCAAAAATCAATGTCTTTTGAGAAAGATGAAGAAGGTAAGACAGAAATTAATATCGTAACTCAACGTTCTATAGCTTCTCAGGCCATTTCAAAAGCTCTTGATGGAATTAAAGATGATGAAATTAAAAAATCTCTGGAATCAGATGCTTTGGCATTTTTGATGAATCCTGAAGCTGAAACAGTAGGAGAAAATCTTGCTCGTTATATGTACGGTAAAGGTGTTAAGTTTGTGAAATAATTCGTTAAAAATTTAATTAATAAATATATGGATTTATACAATTATAATCAAAGTGGTAATGGTGTAGATTTGCTCGATGGTATTTCTGCACAAGAAGTATTGAAAGCCATGGAAGCCGGTTCTATGACCGGTATGCAATATAACAACATGATTAATAACGGTGGCGGTTTGAAAGTTGAATCTCTGGATTCAGTTTTGAAAATTTTGACCAACCGTTTGAATCAGTTGGTATACTACATGGAAATGCCGAAACATAAGATTGATAATAACGTTCATCAGTACAATCAGTTGTACAAATACGGTGAAGAAGTTGGTATCTTTAATACTGAAGGTGAAACGCCGGAAGAAACAGATTCTCAATACAGACGTAAATCAATCTTGACCAAGTATATGGGTGTAACCGGTCAAGTAACTCATCCTGCTACATTGGCAAAGCTTGCTGGTAACATGAATATGTATCTGAAAGAAGTTGAAAACAAGACTATTCTTTTGCAGACGATTATCGATGCTCGTTTGGTAGACGCTGATTCAACTTGTGTTCCTGAACAATTCGATGGTTTCTTCCGCCAGCATTTGCTTGGTTTGAATGAAATGGATGGTGGTACTGTAGAAGGTAAGACTGCTGAGCAACTGCTTGACACCTACTTCAATTCTCCGGCTGTTATTGATGCTCAAGGTCAGGTTTTGAACGATTCTTTGATTCAAGATGCTGCTAATGTAGTAGTTAATGTTTACAATGGTTATATCGATCGAATTATTTCTAATCCGATTGTATTTAACAATTATGTAAAACAGTTCCACGAAAGCAAACGTGTTATTGTTGGCATGGGCGGTTCTGTTACAGGTGCAACAATGGGTCAATCTGTAAACGATGTTACTACTCAGTTTGGTAAGATTAATATTAAGAATGACCGTTACTTTGATGAGCGCAAACCTATTACTGTAGGTAAACAAGCTACTTCAGCAAAAGCTCCGCTTACTCCGGTACAAGGAATAGCAATCAAAGTTAATGCAGCAGATACTAAGACTAATTTTGGTCAACATGCTGGTTCTTATGGTTATCTTGTAACAGCTAAGAACCGTTATGGTGAATCCGCTCCGTTGAATGTAACTTCAGGTGGTGCACGTGCTGTGACTGCAACAGAATCTGTTGAATTTGGATTTACTGCAGGTGTAGGTGGTGCATATCAAGCAACCAGCTTTGTTATTTATCGTACGAAGAAGAATGCAGTATTGAATGCTAATACTGAATATTATCCTATCTTCGAAGTTCCTGCTAATCAGATGGCAACTGGATACGATGGTGCTGCTGCTAATTGTGTAAGAGACCGTAACCGTATTATCGCTGGTACTAAATCTGCTTTGGTTTATTACAATGATAATCAGATTAACGAGTATTTGCAATTTGCTGATACTATGAAGATGGATTTTGCTATTACAGCTCCGTCTCGTAGATTTGCAATTTTGAATTACGGTACTCCGGTTTATTACCAGCCTGCTAAGATTGTTCGTATTGTAAATATTGGTGAAGAGGGTTTGTAATTAAATAAGATTATTCACTTAATTAAAAAGAGGAGGGAGAAAATAAACTCCTTCCTCTTTTGTTTTTAAATTTGTTATTATGAAAGTAAAAAGTCGTATTTATGTTAATCACAATCTGATGTTTGATAACGGTGCAGTTCAATTTCAGAATGGTGTTGCAGAAATTAGTAAAGAGATTTGGAAAGAGATTTGTGATAAGAAGTTTCCTAATATCTATAAAGAAGGCGATGAACCTGAATATCGTACAAAATTCGAAGATTCGATTTGTAATGAGGTAAAGGAGAATTATAAAGAGTATGAAGATGAAATTGCAAGATTGAAAGGTATCATTGAAACTCAAAAAATAACGATCAGTCAAAAGGATAAGGAAATTGAAAATTGGAAATCTGTTGTTGAAGGAATGAAAAATTCTAAAAAAGAATCTGAGAACAATAATTTCAAAATCGAAGAAGAATCAAAAGATGAAAATAATCAGGATGTTGATGGTGAACTTTTGAGAGATCTTAAATCAATGAAGAAAGATGAATTGATTAGTGTTGCCAAAAGTGAAGATGGTGGTCAATATACAGATGAAGATTTAGAAGGAAAGAATAAAGATGAAATTATTACTATGATTTTATCAAAAATAAAATAAAGAATATGGGTCAACTAACATTTACAATAAAATACAAAAAGAATTCAGGCTTAGTTTTTTCTGTTGCTGAAATATGGGCTATGTATTTATTTGGTATAAAGATAGATGGAGGACAAGGAACTTCATTTTCAAATGAATCTATTCGAAAATATATCGAAATGGCTCAAAAGCAGGTTGAGAAGTGGTTCAATCTTCGATTTTGTAAACAGTTAGTTGACCAAACTCTTCCTTATTATAGACAAGATTATTGGCAAGAATTTCCTATTCTGTTAACAAATTATCCTGTACGAGAACCTTTATCCATGATAGGTATGTTGAATAAAATGGAACAAATAATTTATCCACAAGGATGGTTGTTTTGTGAATATGATACAGCAATGGGTCAAGGTAAGAGAAGGATAAGTGTGGTTCCTACAGGCTCATCTACAACTCAAGGTAATGCACAAGTAATTTTAACAGGTATTACATCACAAGTTGGAATGCAGAGATTTGACAATATTCCTGATTACTGGAGAATACAGTATATAACAGGTTGGGATATCGATGATTTACCTATGGATTTATTGAATATAGTAGGGATGTTAGCAACTTTCGGTCCTTTGAATGTGGCAGGTGATCTTGTTATTGGTGCAGGTATTGCTAATCAAAGTTTGAGTATTGATGGATTAAGTCAGAGTATTGGGACTACATCTTCGGCTGAAAATGCTGCATATTCTGCGAGAATAAAGTCATATCAGACAGAGATAAAAGAAACTGTCGGTAGAATAAAACTTGTTTACGATCAACCTAAATTTAGAGTGTTTTAAATTATGGCAGAGAGTAGGAATATATTACAACAGACTTCTCCAGGTTATAGCAATTTTAGACCTGAATTTATAAAATCAGACTTCGACCAATCGGTGTGGGCCAAAGGCTACGAAGTGTTGTTAGAAAAAGCTCTACGTTGTCCTTGTCATGGAGAAGAAGCTGCTTTACCTGATTGTCAGAATTGTTTTGGTACAGGTTATTTCTATGTAAATCCTATAAAAACAAAAGCTCTTATTACAGGTATCAATCAAACAACTCAATATAAGAATTGGTCGTCTGAACTTTTAGGAACTTATGCTGTAACTGTAATGGATGTAGATAAAGCAAATCTCTCCTATTACGATAGAGTTACTTTTTTAACAGAGTATTCTTATTTTAGTGAGAATTTGAAAATAAGAGAAAATGACGGCGTTTATTTTGTTTTTACAACATATAAAATACAAGAATTATTAGCTCTTTATTCTTTTGAAGCTTCTGATAAAAAACTGAAGAAAACTACGAATTCTCGTATAAATAAAGATAATCCCTATTGTTTGATTTTAGATATAGATGAAATACCTGAAAATGGCTATATAAGTGTTTATTACAAACATTTTGTAGAAGGACATACAATTGATTTGCCGCACTTTATTAGATCTTCATGGAATACAGATAAGGTATCAGGACAACAAAAGAAAATTCAATTACCTATACAAGCAATTGTAAGGTTAACTCATTTGATAGCAGCAGATAAACCTAATTTTGATGGAAGTGGTGTGATAATTAATGAAAATGTATAATGCTCCCTATTAGAATAGACCTTGATGAAGTAGTTGGTGAATTTAGTTTATCAGGAGAAGAAACTAATTTACTTGGTGCTGCAATTATTGATCGTGTAGTACAAGAATACTATGAAAGATGGAGAGATTTAGTAGGAAGAGAACTTAGTAAATCTCGTCAAGAGTATTTGAAAGCAATGTATATTGATAGAACTTCACCACTTGAAGTTGTTTTTGGTCTATCTGCAAGAGAATCACCATTAGCATTAATGGTAGAAGAAGGTGCTCCACCATTTGACGAGAAACCTGGATTACTTGCTTCGTCTAAAGCTAAGCAAAAAAAGAATGGTGGATTTTATATAACTGTTCCATTTCGACATGCTACACCTGAAGCAATAGCAGAGTCAGGAGTATTTAGTTCAATTCTTCCACAAGACGTTTATACTTTAGCTAAGAATTCTCAAACGCCTCTTAAAAGAGAGCAACTTCCTATAAATCAACAAACTCCAGGTTCAAGAAAGGCAATTGATACTCCAGGATTAAAGGTTCCCGAGTATATTCATAAAGCTGCTAAATACGAAGGATTAGTCAGAGTTGAAGCTTCAAGTTCTAATAAAGAAAAGAGAAGTCAATATATGACATTCCGTAGAGTAAGTGATAAATCAGATCCTAATAGTTGGTTTAATGGAGGAATCGAAGCTAAAAAATTAATGGATAAAGCGTTACAATTAGCTAATATAGCTACAATAGCAGATATAGCTATAGATGAAACATTAGAAAGAATTTTTAAAGAGAGGTAGTATGTTACAAATTACACAGATTAAAGCAATTATTACAAGATTACTTATCTTTGTTCAAGAAGATTATAAAAATAATGCAGAAGAAAATACTTTTTTGCATAAAACTTTTTATGGTGTAAAAGATGGTAATTTTGATTTTTACGAGCAAGGTAAAAAGTTATTCCTAAGAAATGATTCAAATCCAAGAAATTTGAGAGTATTACTCGAATTTCCTAAAGATAAGGCAAAAACTCCTGCTTATGTTGTAAGAGAACCAAGTAAGAGGACAAGTGAATTTAATTCTATAGGTAAACTCACAGGTCAATTTGATCATACAGGTAAAATGATTCTTAGAGATTCTCGTAATTACGAGTTTGAAGTAATGTGTGTTTCAGATAATTTTTTAGAATCTATATTAATGAGTGAGATTCTTTATTCATTATTGCTTGGCAGTTACAATATTTTATCACAATCATTTCAATCGATTTCATTTTCTATGAAAGAGGTAATGATAAATGCAGATGTAATACCATTACCATTTTTTTTGAGAAGTATTGGACTTAATTTAACTTCTGATGAACATGTACCAACTATTGAAGAAATGCCTTTATTAAAGAAAGTTTTATTTGCAGATGCAGGTTTAATGTCTACATTAGAGAGTTCGGGGAATATTTTATCTTATTAATTTGCAGATGTAAAAATAAGTTCGTACTTTTAGATGTTTGAAACAATATATAATATAAAATACAAGAAATTCGTTTAATTAAAAGTAAATTATATGCCAAGTACAATAGTCTTTTCAAATCGTCAGATAACTCTTCCGGGAGCTTATTCAACGATAGTATCGGGAGAAAATAATCCTGCACGAAATCTTGATTATGGAAAAGTTCTTATTATAGATACAGGTGAATTTGGAGCTGGTTTTGGAGGTGGAGCTGGTATTAAAGGAACTAATTCTCAAGGTCAAGATACTATATATTCATTTGACAATATTTCTGATTTTCGTTCTTTCGTAAAAGGAGGTATGTATTGGAAGATTGCTGAAGCTTTGTTTACTCCTGATCCGAGTAATCCTGCAGCAATAGGTGTTTCAGAAATTCTCTTTGTGAGAGCAGCAGAAACAAAGCCGGCAAAGATGACCTTTACTTCTACAGCAGGAGGAACATTTGTAGTGAATACTCTTGATGAAGGAACAGTTGCAAATGGTGTTAAAGAAGGTGATAATTTAGCTACTGGTTATGGTTATGTGATTACACCTGGAGTAGAAGATTCTGAAAAATGGATTTTAAGTTTTTACGTTGGTTCTTACACTGGAACTGCTGAAGATGGATTACCTTATGGTGAAATTTCAGCTTTAGCTTCTACGCCAACACTCGTAGTTCAATCACCTGAATTCGATAATATTAAAACTCTTATAGAATGGGCTCAGACTGATTCTACTTTTGCACAAGCCTTTGTGCTCGATTCTACTTCTCAAGTTAAAGGTGACGGAACTGTATCTGAAAGTGATGTACAGAATTTATTAAATAAGTTTACATTAGCATCAGGTGGTTCAGAAACTTATAACCAAGCTAATTTTGAAGCAGTTCTCGAACAAATTATAGGTTTAGACTATAGTTTTGTATTTACAGATCAATATGGTGATAAAGCAAATTCAGCGCTTACAAAAGCGTATATTAAGCACATGAATTTTGATGCTAAATTTCCACATCAACTGTTTGTAGGTGGATATGGGACTCCGGCAGATTATTCTAAATCTATTGATCTTGCAAAAGGTTTTGATAGCGATCACATTGTTTTGACTCATGGAGATGTAGGACTTGCTTCTGATATAGCACCTCAGAAATATCGTTGGTGGACAGTAATGTATAATCTATGTGGACAATTAGGTCGTACAGCAGGTAAAGAACCAATGATTCCTGTAACAAATAAGAGTATTGGTATCGATAGAATACGTCATATTTTGACAGAATCTGAACAGGTAAAAGCGTTGAAAAACGGTATTCTTGTTACAGTGAAGAATGATTATTTGAATAAATTTGTTGTTCTTCAAGGTGTAAACACACTACAAGATAATGCAAATTTGTTTAATGCAAAAGGTCAATCTTATTCAATTCAATTTATGCGTATTGTAGACCAAATCAATAAAGAATTGGTTGTAAATGCTGAAATTGATTTGTTAGGTCAAGAAAATGGTGTAAACGTTAATACTTTAAGTGCAGGGGCAGTTAAGGATTGGACGGTTGCTTATCTGCAGAGTAGAACAGCTACTAACGAAACAGATAATTTGTTACTCGCTTTTCAAGATGTAGTTGTGACACGTAAAGAAGATGCTTGGTTTGTTACTTATAAGATTCGGGTAAATAACGAAATTACTAAGCTATTCTTTACAGGATTTTTAATTCGATAATTTTAAATTGAAGGAATATGTCAACAGTATTTTCAGCGCCTCAGGCGTTTATTAGAATAAATAATCAGATTGCAGGTTATGTACGTAACCTGCAATGCACTGAGAACGTTCAAAGAGCGAATGTTCAAGGTTTAGGAAATTTGACTTTACAGGAAGTTCCTGCAGTTGGATATCAATGCAATTTTACAGTTGATCAATTTTTCATTAGCTTCAAACAGCCTGTTGTAGAAGGAATGATTCATAGACTTGGTTCTGTAAAAGCAGTTCTTGATACATTGGTTCTTGGAGAACTTGGATTTGCTATTACAGTGTATAGAAAGTTGATTTCAACTAAAGATGAAACTACAGGTCTTGTAACTGCAACAGATCCTACAGGTGAAACGATTTGTCAGTTGAATCCGTGTTTTGTTAACGGTCAGACGTTTAGCATTGCTGAGGGTGGAGTTGCAGGAATCAATATATCTGGTACATACCTTTCACCAATTACTACTGCAAATCTCTAATTCTGTTATTTTGGTTAAATGAAGAAAGGGTGCATTTAGTACCCTTTCGTTTTATAAAGGTTGATAATTACGAATTTATTAGTATCTTTATCAAGATTAAATTTTATTTCGTTATGCAAGAACAAAAAGTCGTTACAATCAAAGGAAAAGATTATACGGTTCAATTTCCTAATGTTGGACAGTATTATCAAATTGAAGTGAATAAACAAAGATTGAGTGGTGGTTATTATAACACTTTACTTCAAAATCCAACTGTATCTGCATCTAATGCATTAGATGCAATTGATATTGAAGCAACTCTTAGCGTTATTTGTCCACAATTGTTACGAGATTTGAAAGTAGGTTCGTTGAGTGAATTAGGATTACAGGATTTTCAAGAATTAAGAAAAATTTATTTAGAACAAATTTTTCCTTTCTTAAAAGAAGGATACGATTTGTTGAAATCTTAATACTTAGAAATTTATGAAAACTGTCGAAGATATAAAGTCTTTTATGATTCGATGGAATAACGAATTTCCCTATGACTCATGGTGGAGAAAGAAACATAATATTGCATTTATGTCACCTGCTCATAGGGAATGTTCTTTTTTTCATCAGATGATGGAATTTCAAGAAGATGTCTTATTTGATGAATACGAACAAAAGAAGAAAAATACAAAAGAAGAAAAATACATTCCTAATATAGGACAATGGTTGAAAAAAGATGATTTAGATTCGAATTCTCATTCTAACGAAATTACAGAAAATGATATCGAAGCATTCTTAGAAGAAGCAAGAATGATTGAAGAAAGAGAAAATGCTGCATTAAAGAATAAGTGAAATGGCCGAAGATAAAAAGATAAGAGTTTCAGCAGATTTATCTGAAATGAGACGATTAAGAGATGAAATTATATCTCTTTATCGTGATATAAATAATTCAGAAGAAAAATCTCGTCAAGCAACTGAACAATCTCTAAATCAGTTGAGACAACAATTATCATTGATGACTGACAGAGTTTCTCTTGAAAAGATGTTAGCTGATTTAAGACAACAACAATCAGGAGGAATATACAATCAAGGAGAAAATTCTATTACTTGGGATATTCAATCTGAAGAAGGTGGAAGTAGAAGAACTCCAACACCAAGAAGAGGAACTCAAGCTGCAGCTATATCTGATCTTGCAAATGTGATGAGAGATGTAGAAAAGTCTGTAGTTTCTATTCGTGATTATCTTACTTCAGAAAGACCTGATGAAAATAGAAATTCTTACGAAGATATTCTAATAGATATACGAAATAGTGTTCGTGATTTAAGACAAGATTTATCTTCTTTATCGAGAGAAAGAGTCCGTGATATTTCTAATGACGAAGATAGAAATAACGATAGACAGAGAATTCAACAACCTAACAATAATAATGATAATATAGATAAAATAATAGGTTCTATATCTGCGTTAAGAGAAAAGTTGAATTCTTCACTTGAAGGTATCAGTGCAAGCAATAGAGAGATTGTCAATGAGACAAAACTTATTAATCGCTATCTTGATGTTATCGGAGCATCAGTATCTATTATAGAAGATAATACTACTTCAGGTGGTGGAACAAGTGGTAGTCCTATAGTTCCAGGTGGTGGAGGTGTTATAGGTGGAATTGTAGGAGGAATTACAGCAACACTTACACAAGAGTTATTGAAATATGGAAGACAATTTATAGATTTATTTGGTACAAGGTATTTAAGAAATCAAAGAGCTGAAGCTCAAGCGATGTATACTGATCCTATTTCAAATGTAGGATTATCTCTTCGCACACGAGGTGCAAATGAAGCTGATTATTTCAGATGGATACCTATCGTAGGAAAATACATTGCTCAAAGCATTGAGACAAAATACGAAACGCAAGGAGAAATGGCGATGACAGGTCTTCAAGCGTTAAGACAAACTCAAAATCAATTAATTTCTTTAGCTCAAACAATGGGTCTTTCTATTTCAGGAGCAACAGGAATGGCTTCGAGAGAAGGTTCTTATGCAGCACATGCTCTTGGAATGGATATAGGTGAATATGGCGAAAGACGAGCGCAATTACTTAGAGCTTCAGGAGGTAGAATTCGTAGTGCAAGTGAAGCACAATCATTAATGGCTGTAGAAAGATTATTCGGTATAAGTCCTTCAGCAATTAATGCTTTACAAGGTTCAATGCGTTTTAATACAAACGAAAGAACAACAGGTTCCGAAGTTATAAGTATTTTCGAAAGGACGATGAAAGAATTAAGATTACCTTTCGAAGAAATAGCTTCTACAATTGAAGAATCTCTAACAACATTTAATCAATCGACTGAAAGAATCTTGTCTCGCACTGGAGAAGTAGATGCTGTAAGATTAACATCTGCATTAGCTGGTATTAGATCGTTTACAGGAGCAAGAGGAAGACAACTTGAAAGGTATCAGCAAGCGTTTACAGGTCAGAACATTTCTAATGATGAGAATACAAGAGCTCTTTTAATGAGATCGTTTTTTGAACTTAATCCTGGAGCACAATTATCAGATTTTAAAGTAATGCAAGATAATTGGACTCAAGGAAAAGGGCTTGATACTTTATTTTATTCATTGAACAGACTTCAAGAATTAACTGGAGGAAACAAACAAGCTACATTTACAGCATTAGAACAAATGTTCCCAGGTTTATCTGCTACTGATATAGAAGGTTTGTTTAAAGGTGGGAATAAGATAAATTTTGATGAACTTAAAACAACTATTGAGAAGAATGTTAAAGAAGCTTCAGAAAATGAACTAACCTACTCAAAAAATATTGCAAAAGGTATTACAGGAATTGAAGGAGATTTCAAATCTTACAATAATCGTATGCTGACTTATGGACAACAAAACGTAGGTTTATTGCAGAAAATTCTTGCAGAAGTAGAAATGATGAATATGAAGATGGATCCAGGAGAGCAGTATTGGGATAAGATGAAAGAAAGGACTAAGAATATCGATATTTTTAGTAAAGATGGTAGTGATTATGGTACATCTTATAGAAGAGAATATTCTGAAATGTTGAGAAAATTGAATATTGAGCATAAAGCAGGAAATTTAACAGATGAAGAATTTGAAACTTTAAAAGAAAGAGCCTTTATTACTGCAAAAGCAAGAAAATTGCAAATATTGAAAAATGCAAGAGTTTCTGAAATGACTGGTGTAGAAACTTACGAATCAGCTTTAGGAGAATATGATCAAAGAACAAATACTTATAGACCGAAAGCTACAAGAGAAAACCAAGCAACTCAAAATCCTGATATAAATGCTTTTGGTTCTCTAATGTTCCCTAAAGCTGAATTTGATTCTATGAGAAAATCTCAAGATATGTTAAGAGAAAGTATTGATAGATTGAGAACAGATTTTAAGACAATGACTATAGAATTACCAAATTGATATGTCACCGAAACAGTATTTTACATTAAATATAAGTAAGAAAACTGATCCTGAAGAATTCTGTAAGGATTGGCAGAGAAAGGTTCCTGAAGGAGTAGAAACTTTTGATGTGAAAACATTATTTTCATTTCCTATAAAAAATGAAGGTGGTGAGCAATCTGAAATTACTAATTTAGATGCTACATGGAAAATGTATGATAAATTAGAAAAACAGAAATATCAAAGTGATTATGATAACGGAACATTACCTTATATAAAATCTGGTACTCCGCTAAGACTCCCTACTTCAGAACTTACTTTGATTATTGAAGATGCTCCTAATAAAGATTCTCGTTATAACCAAGCTGATTATAAGTTATTGTTTTCCAAACATTATAATGATATTATAAACGACTCTGGTTATGTTTCTTATGATAAAGTAACGAGTACAGAAGCTGAAAAAGGTTGGTCAACAAAAACAGCTTCTATAAATGCTAAAGTTTATCTTTATTGTAAGTCGATTAAATCTATAGTTGATATCAGTCCTTTTATTTCAGGTTTAACTACAGATAAAACGATTGAAAACAGTAGTTTTGAATTAACTTTACTTCCTACAAGAAGCACTTCTATTCAAAAGTATGGTGATACATATTTTGAAATGTTTAATGTAGTAAATCAGAATCAATATACTGTAAAAAGTTTTCTTGAAAAGTTTTGTCAATTTAACGATATAATTTTTATTAGATTTGAAAAATTGAAATTAGAATCGAGTTCTGATGAAAAGATATTCCCAATTTCTGAATCGTTAATTGTAGATAAAGAAAAGTTGACAGAAGGCACTCTTTGGGATATGATAGGATTTGTAGATAAATGTTCTATCAGTCTTAGTGCCGAAGAAAACACCTATAATATTTCTCTTAGTGGTAGAGGGATAGAAAAATTACTTGAAGACGATGGAAGCTATTTTTTACCTTTAAAAGATGTAGCAGGAAGTAGTCAATTTGCAATTGTAGGTCAAGCTGAACAGTTTTTTCAAAGAAACTCTCTAACTGGAACGTATGATTTTATAGGTGCATATACTTTTAAACGTATAATAGATACTGTATGGTTTATATTTAATGTTTGTTCAAATCTTGGTGTAGTAGATGATGATTTATTTTCAGTATGGAAAGATAAACGTGTAGAATCATTCCCTATAGATGGAGTGAGAAAAATGAAAGTCAATGGTATTTGGCAAATTGTGAATGTTTATGCGGATCAATCATG